AAAGCCGTCCAAGGCTGTTTTAATTCTTGTTTCCATACGAAATTATTTGTTGATGTTAAAGATACGTGATTACTCCGGAGTCAGGTTACAGCCCTCGAGACTGAATTATCGCTTTAAGACGACCACTGTAACCTTTCTTCTCCGCATAAACTCTGTCTAAATAGGCGAAATATTCGTCCTTTGTGAGCCGTCGGGCAAATGTACTCTGCCATATAGCATAGTCGGCTATACACTCCCGCCACGAGTTGAAACGGGCATGACCTAACATGGTTCCGACAGCCAAAGTGGGACGGCTTCCGGGAACTTTCATTCCCAGACAGTTATGTCCCTCTACAAACAGTTTAGAAGTGAAGCCTCCGGACTCCTCAATACATTGTGCCATGACGATGTCCGGATGGTCAATCCTCAACTTGAAGATATAATCATACACCTCGTCAAAGAGCGTTTCAGGTGCAGGCTTCACAGCCTGTTCTTCAGCATACTCACAGCCAAACGCTGGCTGAGACGGTACGGGTTCTGTCGTATCACACGACCGTATCACAAGAATGGTTAGAATTGACAGCAAAAGAACCGCAAGCCCACGCCACATTCTTTTGAGATACTTCTGTTTAGGCAGATTTCCGCCTGGATAGATTGTTTCTGTTTCAAGCATAATTTCAAATTTTAGTTTATAATAGTAGGAAGAACCCCATCACAATGAATGCCATCACTATTCCTGCACACATCGCTACCAGTAACAGTAATAACACCAGTGCGACTTGCGTCTTCAGTCTTCTTCTGTAATAGCTGCGACACGCTTGGCAAGCAGCCTTGGTTCTATAAGAACATTTTCTACATCTTCTCATGATGGTATTCTTTTTATAGTGTGACCATATTCACCCCAGATTGTCTCAAGGACTATCAGAGCGAACTGTTCTTGTAACTTTCTTTCCTTCTCAATATCCGTTGACAGCCTGTACTGCTCACGATGTTGTTCATTCCATCCAAGCGTGTCAGCAAAGACCTTGAACGCTGGTTCGGTGAAATAGGAACAGACACTCACATGACGACCAAACCTTGTATCGTCAGCCACTATAATCTCCCAACAGTATTTGTCAGACACACGTTGATACTCAGCAGCGTCGCCAAGTGAGCCTTCCCCAAGTTTCGGGAGGACGTGTATCTGACGAGTATGTCCGGGAGTAAATACTTCCTGAAGTTTTAACAGGTAGTTTCCCGATGACTTTATAGGCGAGTCAAATTGCTCAATCGCCTTTTGAATGTTTCTCCACGTCCCGTAGGACAGACCGTTCATATTCACCATCATAATCAATTTTCCTTTCTATTAATCGAGTTCGTTTACAACTAAATCTTCAGGGTCGAATAAGGACGGATATTCATCCATACCCTGTTTGACATCAAACGTGAAGTCCAACTCATACGTCTCATCGATGACACAGAACTGCTGAACGATTTCACTCCAACGAATAACATTCTTCGGCAACCAAGCCACTCCCAATTCTTTGTTGATGACTCTCCAAGCCTTATCCGTACAGTGAGTGACGGCAGCAGTACGCATACGTCCTTCGTGTAGGAAGCGCACAAGACCGCTTCGGAACGTGTACCTGCGCATATAAGGTCTTTCGGGTGGTAGTTGTGGGGCGATAGGAGCCTCTTTTGGCGTCTCTACGACCGTTTCAGTAGGAAGGTCTGATAAGTGTCCGCGAAGGGATACATTCCCTCCCTCAAGAAACTCTATTGAGTCGTAGATTACTTGTTTGACAGTGCCGTCACTGAACGTAACGGTCACTGGCTTATTATTCTGATTGATTTCCATATCGGGATTATTTTGAAATGTACATACTATTCAGCGGAGACTCTATCATGCGATACAGTACGAGCGTCCCTGTCTCAACGCATTTAATCATGATGTCCCACACGAAACGAGGCTGTTCAAGTATAGGAGGATATTCATTAGCGATTATCTCGTAATGATTTTCGCTCCCTACAAACCATTCACCTCTTTCAGTGAGGTCAATAATTGTTTGCATTTGCATTTGCGCTTTTCTAAGCGAAGTAATTGAAAACGCCACGTCAGCGATACCCCAGACCCCATTTATTTGTTGGACGGTGATGATGTTGTAAACTGATTTCTGTTCCATAACTAAATGATTTAAATTGTTTGACGGAGCAAATATAGTGGCATTATTTGACATTCCAAAGAGTTTCCCGATAAATTCGTCAAAATTTTTCCAAACAGGCTACTGGGGTCGGCTTATACGGGTGATTTTATGCTTACGACGCTCGTATCGTTCATTCTCGATGAATGGTTGATTACTGTGGAGAGCCTCACATTTGGCTCTCAAATAGTTTCTCTCAACAGTGATACGGTTCACGAGCCGTATCATCAATGCTCGCTTATTTACTTTCATAGACCTGTATGATTTGTTCCACGTTGAACCTCACATTCACCCCACAGCCATAGACCTATGATAGCCATAAGCGGAGAAAAGAACACTCCTATGAGAACCCAATTCACCTGACTACGACCCAATCTTTTAGCATATAAGGCAATTCCCCTGTATATGATAACTATACCAATGAGAAGATAGGTTAGGAGAAATAACATGGGAAGTGGTCCATTATGGTCAATGTTCATAACAGGTTCCAACTCGGAACATGACTGTAGCCCTAACAGGGTCATCAAAGCGGTTGAGATTGCGAAATACTTTTTCATGACAAAATAATTTTATGGTGAATAGATAGGAAAACAGAGGAAGAACCCCCCCCCTGTTGTATTATTCGGCAGATTTCAGAGCCTTGTTAGCTCTTTCGATTTTACGCTTCAGAGAAGCGATACGGTGGCGGATAGCCTTGGCGTCTTCCTTTGACAGTTTAGCGAACTCCTCAGCATTAGCAACCAGAGCTTCTTTCTCAGCCAGTTCAGCGGAGTAGGTAGAGAGGCGAGCCTCAGCGTCACCAACACGGGGAGCGGACTTCTTTTCACCCTCTATAGAGGCTTTCTTTTCCTGTTTGGGAGCCTTGTCAGCCTTTGCCTTCTTATTGGCTTTAGAGGCTTCTTTGACCTCCTCTTCGCTCTTTAACGGCTGGGCTGGCTTAATAAGTTCAGCGGTATTCTTTGCGATTTCAGCCTGACGACGACGTTCTTCACATTCTGCCTTTTCTTCTTCACGGTGACGAGCCTCAATAGCAGCGTCGCGGAGGTCAGTATAGATGATGTAGAAGCGGTGATAAGCGTCGAACAGTTCTTTCTTGCTGTTGGCTTCGGTGTACTCCTGAGGTGAGAACAGGCTGTTAAGACCTTTGATAGCAGCACAGATGTCTTGGATAGCAGCGACCATGTTAGGTTTGCTGATGTACTTCATTGCCTTCTTTTCGTTAAGCATATCTTCGTTAATTACGAAAGAAGTTACATTCTCGGAAGCGATGTTGTTTACAGTTGTCTTCATAATTCTAAATTTTAATTTGTTTGACATTGTTGATTTAATTTGACATTACAAAGATAGTGCTTTCTATTGAATCAGCAAAGAAATTATCCGGAAATCTTCAAAGAATTTTCAAGATTTTTCTGAAATCGTCTCTACACTCCATTTGAACCGCTCCGGATAAAACTGGGCATTGTAACGAACTTCCTGGAACGGGTGCTTGTCAGCCAGAATCTTCAGGGTCTCTTCGAGGAACTTCTTAGGAATACCTATATGAGTATCATCGATAGGAGTAACCACACGTTTCGGGAGCCACCTGTTAAAGAAGAACTCCTTCCCCTCACCGCATATAGGGTGTCCGGGATGTTCGACTATCCAAAACGTCACGCAGTATTGCACAGCCTTGTCGGTCTCACCGACCTTTCTTACAGTCAGAGTTCTCATGACTATCCCCATATTACATAGTTCAAAAATCTTACCACACCGTCCCACCATTCGAAGAACAGTTTCAACCCCCACAGGATTAGGAACACGAACACGGCTATCCAGAACCGCTGCCACCACACCCTGTATTTCTTTACTAAATTCTTTCTTCCGAAGCGTCCCCAGAAGAAGTTCATGATTGCCCAAATTACTCTTTCCATGATTATTTGTCTTTTAAAGTGTTATATTATTTTCAACGGCTGCAACAGCCAATATCCATGATTGCTTGTCACTGATGAACGCAACTTTCTTTCCGTAGGGGTTCATCGTCTTGTCGACTGTTTCGGCTATCTTAGCAGCGAAGCCGTCTGTCGCCTGTACTTTACTGATGAACTGTCCGAGGGCATTGAAAGCGATGTCGAAATAGGAGTTGTTATTCCAGCGGTCTGTATCCGCTAAACTCTTAATCTCATTGGCTATCGACTGAGCTTGTTTGTACTGTTCTGAACCTTTCTGTAACATGATTTGTCCTCCTTGATTTAATTTGACGCTACAAATATACTGGATTCATTTGACATACCAATGAAAATCCCCGGAAAATTCCGGGGAATCCTCAAGATTTATTTCTTTAACTGTTTCAGATGAGCTATGTAACGAACGTGAAGGCATTGTATGTTATAGCCACCAGCCAAGATACAGCTCGTTTTAAAGATGTATCGAGCGTCTTCAGTACGTATCACCCACTCGCCTACATAGTTCCCCTGCTGACCTCTAAAAGAGATGAGGTCGAACGACTGTATCTTATCTTTGATAGGAGTGAGTTTCTTCTCTACCTGTAATTTCAGTTTCGCAGTAGCCTGTTCGATTGTGAGCCGTACCTCTTGGTCACGCTTTGCGTAGAACTTCTCACGAGACTCGCAGTAGAAGTGAATGCTCAGAACTCCTGAAGCCTGTATTTCCTTGTTACGAATGTATTCCGGCTGACGGTCGTAGCGTACTCCAGGAGTGTGTACCATCTCGTCCTCATGAGTGTAACCGCATAGACTGTAATAGGTACGACGGACAGCGGTTTGGTAGATGTAATTGAGTGAGCGAGAGAAGGACTCTTCATTCTTTTCGAGTTGTTTCGTAGCCTCAGCCACAGCGTCCTCACGAGATTGATGTTGGCTTATATATTCGCCAGACAGTATCTTCTCATACAGGTTTTTATAAGAAGCATAATCACGAATGACTCTTGAGATATTGTCAGCGTACCATTTAGAAGACTGACAGGTTCTTTTCGCTTCCTCGTTACGTTCCCAACCCTGTTCCCAAAACTTTTCGATAGAGGCTTGAAGTTCGTCAAGTGTCACTTGAGCCGTGGCGAGAACCTCTTGTTGGATTTGACTGATTGTTTTCATACTGTTATTTCCTTTATTGATTGACAGTACAAATATAGTCATTCCTGATGAATCAACAATGAAACATCAGGAATTTTCTTGAAGAATTCTTCGATTATTTTCTTAGAAGTTGTATGAGATGTCCATCAGCACACGACCTGTTTCCTTTCCATCCCTTACTTCGAGGCTGAACGGGTTGACTGAACAGCGGAGTTCGTTTATAGAGTCACGAAGAGCACCCTGTACCGCTTCACAAATCTTTTCGGCTTTGCTGTCGAGACGGCTTTTGTTCTTACCAGAACCACGTGAAGTATAGCCACGGAACTGAATGAACTTGAACTTCCCGTCAGACACGAGATGAAGACTCAGACGACCACGATTAGAGGCTTTCTCTTTGTCCGGACGGTTCATAGTGAATGAGTCGATTGTCAGGTGTAACTTCGCTAATACAGGTTCCAAGTCATTGATGATTTGTTGAGCGACTACTCCATTAGAAGCAAACTCCTGTAACATACGATTGAGGTTCGACATCTCTTTTTCTATCTCTGAACTGTACTGATTGAAGTTTTCGTTAAAATCTTGTGACGTTTTCATATCCTTATTTGTTTTAATATTTGACATTTGATTTACTTTGATGACACAAAGGTAGTGGATTCTGATGAATCCGCAAAGAGTTTCTCCAACTTTCTTCAGATTTTCCTCAAGATTTAACTTTTCGAAACAGTCATTTCCGGCTTAACTCGCTGTGGGGTGACCATGTTAGGGTGATGACAACTCCCCATGACGGACGCTGTTACTTCTGTACCGAATTTCCCGGAGTAGATGCAACCAATTATCCGTGTCTTGGTGGAGAGGTTTTAGGGTGATTTACAGGCTGTTTTCGACGCCAGCGTGTCATTCTCGTGATAACGGATAGTGAGGCATACGATATCGTCCCAAATGACAGCCACGGAGTCCTTGGTGTGGAGTAGGAACAGTCATCGGACACGGTTCTTCGGGGTTGAGTCGCGCAGGATTCTGGCGCAGGAGAGTGTTGCAGTCCGGATTCGAAATACCCTGAACCTCCAACCACCCACTCCAATAACCCCACTGACCAACCCATACCACACCCCAATAACACCCAGCCTCAGCCATACCCCTCACCTCAATACCCACCATACTCCATACACCATATAGACCTATATAGGGAGACTCTATACCCATCAGTGATTATCACCCCTACTTTCTATTTTGGTAGGTACAATCCTATCACCAACCTGATTCCTATTCCTATACCACTCTATTAGGAGCTAACCATACTGGGGTACAGAATAATACCATGACTTTGGTAGACGTCCCTGTTCGAGACGTCTAGAGGGGTGTAACAAGCCATCACCACTGACTCATCACATCCCTCTGACATTTGTCCAGAACCCGAAGTCGATTATCGACAACCGTTCATTGAATCTATCGAGGCGACTGTCTCTTCCTCTGTATCACATCACACTTCTCTTCGCCACCTGTTTCTTCCTTATTGATGTTCATCGTTTCTTCATTGACAATCAGGCTGCTCACCTCTGTATCTATTTCGTACAGGTAAATGGTCGTGCCGTCTTGATTGACAGCCAACTCGCCCTCGTCCTCATCAAGAAACACTTCCGAGATTTCCCCAACGAATCCTGGGGTCAAATCCATCAGGCTATCGCCCTCATGAATTTCTTTTCCGGCTGAATCTTTGTAAATCATAATCGTCTTTCCTTTCTATCTTTTAAATGAAGCGTCATACGGTCGTTCTAACAAACTTTTGCCACCCGTGCTGACACCTCATTCAAATTGTTACTGTTATTCGCTTATAGGAAGCAAGAACACCTTATCGAAGTTCTTTATTACTGACATTGACGTAACGTCGCTATCGACTAATATCTTTCCGTTCTTAATTTCCCTGACAGTATAGAGAGTCCCATACACGTTCTTCACCGTTTTAAACGTGTCCCCGACTTTCAACTCTTCCAACTTGACTTCCTTATACTCCGAGCCATCACCAAGGCACAGAACTTCCTGGTCTTTACTGTTCACCTTTACACAGTGAGGACAAGCATGACAGGCTGAACTCCCTATCTTGCAGCCTCCGTGAATGTTGCAGTCAGGCTGCAATTGGTTCCCTTCGAACCAAAACTTCATCTTTAACATACTACCAACATCTTTGAAAATTACTCAATTTCTTGCCACATCTCGAACACTTTTGATAAGTCCCAGTCACCCAATGACCGCTCTTTCGCTTCTTTCCCCCCTTTACGGCTTAAACTAAATTGCGCACCTCGGCAACGTTCTTCCATGACTGTTACAGGCTTATGCCCAAACCATTCGCAGAGCTTACTGTTCCACTTCTTGATTAGGGATTTTTGAATCTTCTTCCACTTCTTCATACGTTGCGTTGAATCGTTTTTCAGACATGATAAATAACTCTCCCGTTTCGTCCGTGAACACCATATCCCCACGGGATACCCACTTTATTTCACAGTCGCCTATGGCTTCAATATAACACTCTTCACGGTTCGTGAACTGTTGGTCAATATAGTAGTCGTTGGCTTTCAACTTCTCTACCACTTCGCTGAATGTATCATCGCTCAACTGAACGATGTCAAACATTCCTGAAACTTTCGCTTTAAACTTCTTTTTCATTCTTCTCTGGTTTTTGATGTTTAAAATACTTTTCGCCAAATACCTTGTTTATCCCGCCACCAACCATGAAGCCACCTGCACACAATAGGAACACTCCCAATTCGTTTAAATTTGTCTTGATGTACCCGTTGGTCACGACGTCCCAAATAAGACAGAAGCACACCACTAAACCAATGATGGCTCCTATAATTACGGACAGCAGCAAGGCAAACGATTTACTGCTGTCCAATGTCCCTGACTTAACAAGAGACCTGAAATAACTTGTCATTCTCATACCTGTATAGCGTTATGACGAACTCCTCTTTTATTTATGAAGGACGTCATCGTATGCCTACAACTCTATAAGTTCAATGAGGTCTCGCTTCGCTCTATTCATAGCGTTCTTGACCTGTTGAAGAGTGAACCCCAGTTCATCAGCCATTTCTTCGTAGGTGAAGTCATCAAAGAACCGCATCTGAATAACCCGTCTTGATGTTGACGGCATCTTCTGCATGACGCTCTTTACATATTCTATTCGCTGATTGAACGACAAGGATTCTTCAGGTGTACGGCTGTCGTCTATTACTTGTAACGTAGGTCGGTCATCCTCGGTATCGTCGAACCCCTCATCAATACTGACGATATTCACTCGGTTCTTCTTACGACAATAGTCTATCGCACAGTTCCTGCCGATACGAACTAACCACGCACTCAATTGATAGTCTGGTTGAAAGCGTTCCAACCGCTCGAAAGCCTTTTCGAATGTTTCTATTACGATGTCGGCTGTTAAATCTTTGTCATTGATAATCTCACCAATCTGTATAGTGAGGATAACATTGTACTTCTTGAATATCGTTGTAAAGGCATCCTGGTCTCCACATAAGGCTCTTTGAACCAGACCGAAGTCCTTCTCGCGATGTGATGTTTTCTTTCTCATGATTACACTTGTTTGATTTACGGAAGCAAATATATGTATAAAGATTGACATATCAAAAGAAATCCCCGATTATTTTCGGGGAAATCATTAATCGTCGTCTTCGTCGTCGTTTGCCTCTCCTATTTGTTTGTAGAAGGATTTGTTCTTACAGGCTGCTGCCATCATGTTTATTGCTAATATATCTTCCATTGTGAGGTCACTGTCTTTCTTCTTTGACCGCTGGGCTTCATACTCATCACAGGTCTCCGAAGGATACATCTTGAATTTATTGTAGTAGGCTATCTGGAACAGTTCTCTCATGCGTTTACGTTCAGCCAGATAGTTCTTTCTGTGCCATTCCCATAACTGACTGAATTCAATGTATTCAGCACGGGTGAACTTACATTTCACTATCTTCTTACGACCTCTCTTCCACAGTTCAACTTCCTGGAGATAGCGTTCAGTCGTTCCATATATACTGACGTACAACTGTAAGAACAGTTTCTGGACTGATGTTCTCATCTCGAACTCATACCACTGTTTCTCTTCTTCATCGAGTTTTGACTCATCAATACCGTATTTCTCGCACAAGGCAGACAATAGGATTTTTGCGTTTGTGGCTTCACCACCTACTCCTCTTTCGGCAAGAGCCTGTAATTTACGTATCTTAAGCAAGATACCAGTTGGGACGGATTGTTCTTTGAATTCCATATTACATTGGTTTTATTGATTTGACTGTACAAATGTAGTGGTTCAGATTGAGATATCAAAGAGTTTCCTCGGGAATTCTTCAAAATAAATTGAGCCGAACTTCCCAGTCCGGCTCAACCTCGCAATATTTAAGTGCAATCCAACGGCAGATTTACCGCATTATTATAACGTGATTATACCCGTTTCATCACATTCGTGAAGAATACGAATGTCGGGTATGGGCTTCCCGAATTAGCGATAACACGATGTTTCACAAACCCATTTTCTAACAGGAACTTCGCAAGACTCTTAGAGGCTTCCATATATCCGTAATTGATATCATGCGCAAGCCGTCTATCCGCCTGAAACGCTTTCTCGAGCGTGCCCTGTCTATATACCTGATGCCTTAACTCAATTTGCTGCGAAAGCCAATCATGTCCGGCAACTATTCCGGCACCAAGGAAATCCTCAACTGGAAGGAACGGTAAACGATACAGTTCCGTTGGAATCATTCCTGGTATAGTGATAGCACTATCCCCGTGCCAAGCCGTGTCATGAACCTTTTTCACGAATGGCTCAATGGTTTCCTTCATGACCTTATAATCGTCATAGAGTCCTCTACGACCATCTTCCCAGCCTTCCTTATAAACAGGCTCCAACGCTTTAACACTAAACAATAGACGGAACGCCATCTTCATACGTTCCCACACACTTCTGTTTCTTGGTTCATCTTTCATATCTACGAAATTATTTGTGAGGGAGCGCGAACTCCCTCTGGTTATTAGTTATCATTTCCAAACAGTTGTCGTTCAACTTTAAAGCCTCTCTTCCAGGTCTTATTCTGACGACCGCATATGCAATTATACGTTTCCCGAAAGAACAGGGTTAAATCATCATCTTTGACATCTTCCTTACAAAACCCGTCAAACCATGCCCAGATGTTAGGACGGTACTCAATACCAATCTCTATCTTCATGAAGTCAGGATTAGGAACTTTATCGGTTTCCCAACGTCTGATAGTCGGGTCCCACTTGTTTACTTCGAACCGTAAACCTTTACTCTCAGCAGCCTGTTTTAATTCTATTAAAGTCTTCATATTACTCCGTTGATTTATTGTTTGACGCTACAAAGTTAGTCATTCTTTTGATATATCCAATGATTTATCCGGAATATTCTTAGATTTTCCTAAAGATTTTATTCTTTGTACCTTTGTAATCGTTATATAACTGTTTATAAACTCTTTAATATTAAAGGAAAATGATTAAGACTGGTTTAACTGAAGAGGAACTCGAACGTAGTGCCCTCTTGCTGAATGGTTTACTTGCTGACCACTTCACGCTCATGCTGAAGACTTGGCAGTTCCATTGGAATGTCGTAGGAGACTCGTTTGGCTCCTATCACGAGGCTATGCTGAAACTCTACGAAGAAGAAATTGAACGTGTTGATGATGTTGCTGAACGTGTCCGTGCTCTTGGCAAACGTCCGCTGGGTTCTATGGAAGCAATGTTACAGAACAACCACATCAAGGAATTCGGTATGAGCGAAGCCGTTCCACAGGCTCTTGACATGTGGAAAATCATTCGTGACGACTGGAATAAGTTGATACGCTCTATCAGAGACATTCACAAACAAATCCCCGAGAATGACCTTGCTACACTTAACTTCTTAGAGGACATGATTGACTCTATGGAGAAGGAGGCTTGGATGATACGCTCGTATAACAGCGTTCCGGGAATCAACTAAAGTAAAATTCAAAATTTTAGGGAGGCTTAATGCCTCCCTTTTTATTTGTGGTTACTTCGAATTTTTATGTATTTTATCCAAGAGTAACGCTTTCGGGTAAAAAGATAATCGCGATTCAAATCATTGTTGTATGCCTCTTCTTCAAAGCTGACATCGTGATAAGCACAGTTCTGCTTTCGATGGAAAAGTCGTATTAATAGATACTCTATTCCGTACCACAAATAGAACCCTATCCAAAGAGTCTCCTTCATTTGTTCCGTGTGAATAGACTCATGATTAATTACTCTAGGGGGGAACATAATCACTTTTCGTGAATAAAATCCCGAAAAAATTTAAAGTGGTGTATCTCCCAAAAGGGAACCATTTGTTAAAAATTATCTTCATTTGTTTTCTCCTTTCTTTTAGCTTCACGCCTAGCACGACGTCTTTCGCGTCTCGCTGCGGCTTCTGCTTCTAATTTGTTTACATTTACCTCACCCTCTTCTTTTTGTGCCTTGTGACGAGCAATAGACTCTCCTATCGCACCCTTTACACGCATATTCTTCTTCTGCTTGTAATGCTTGTTAAGATTGTAGTCTATTTCGAACTCACCTTTCGGCTCTTCGGGTTCATCAGGCCCCGGAGCCAATACCATACCATTCTCCTTGAGGCTCATATCCTTGTCGTCAGGTGTAACAGGGTTGGCACGGCTGTCTTCCTGTGCCTTCGCTGCCTTCATTGATTTCAATCGTAGGAGCATATTCTTACGAGTTGTTTCGGCTGTGGTTTGCTTCTCAGGTTCCTTCTCATCAATGATTTCCGTGATAGGGGTAAACTCCTGAACGAACTCTTTAGAGGCTCGTTCTATCTGGTCCCAGTCGTATTGTTTAATCAGTGCTGACGGCAACTGTACCTGTTCACCGTCCATCAAGTTTCCATTGAACCCGTTGAACTTCGCATACCATGAAGACGCCAACTGTGATATCAACACGGTTGGATTCAACCCTACCTTTGCAGCCGTCAAGCCCACTACCAAAGCATTGATAGACATCTGCTTCATGACCGTCATCACGTTGGTCTCAGCGTGAAGTGTGGCGTTGATATCAATACGACCATCAACGGTCATCTTGATTTCGTTTCCCTTCACTTCCTTGCGAGCCTGTTCAATGATACGGAGTATAAGGTTACAGTAATCGACGTTACTTCCCCCTGCTGCTCTGTTCTTGATTTCAACCTCTACCAACATTTGATTAAGGACTTCAAGACGACCTGTTTCAGTGGCTATACGAAAATCCTTATTCTGTAACACGTACTCGGCTCGACGTCTGGTAATCAAGTCTCGGTTCTCAACATAGAACTTCTTCAGTTCTTCCTCAGGAACCTTAATCTTGTATTCCTTCGCCATAACCTTGCTGACATCGGTAACGGTATAGAATTTCCCAAAGAGTTCCATTATCGTGCCTGTATAGTCGACAATGTTACGAGGCTTCCGGGAACGGACTCCCATGGCTTTATTCAGTTCCAACACGGCTCGTTGATAGGCTCTGTCTAACTGTAAGTATTGAAGACGCTTGGCGTTGGCTGAACGAACAGCCGTAATGTCCCCACCGTGCGTCTTGACAACTGCCCCCACATTCACCGTCTGTTGGAAGTCTATATTGATTGTTTTCTCTTCCTCTGTACCCTCGTTTAGCACGAGGTCAAAATATCTTTTAGGAGACAGGTCTCGTTCCTCTTTAGCAAGTTCTGCAATTATATATAAATCCTGTACCTCATCACTTGAATCTGATATATAATCCGGGAAACGATTCCTAATTCTATTTATATCCTCTTCGGAAATTTCTTTTTTCTTTGGAGGAATCTTTTTCTTAGTTTCCATATTTATACTTCCAAATAAATCCTTTATATGGTAATCCATTATGGATATGTTTCCTCAAACACTTTTTCGAAATATTTATTTCTTCTTTAATAACTTCCATATTGGGAAATTCTTTTATAAAATCCCCTTCCAAAGAATATTGAATAATTTCAGGAATTCCTTTTGATGAAAGCATTTTCTTTTTAGATTCCTTCGACATTTTCTTACCATAAAATGGATTCTTCTCTCCAATTCTTGATAAAGAAATTTTCTTTTTAGTTTCTGAAGTATGCCTCCGAAATGAAGCAGATATAGAAAGTTTCTTTCTCGTTTCCTCTGAAGGCTTACGACCTAAACTATTTCGATTTCCTTTCAAAGCTAAAGAAAGTTTTCTTCGGTGTTCTTCTGAAAGTTTCTTTCCTTTGTGAATCAAAGATAATCTTTTTCGGGTTTCCTTCGAACGAATTGTTCCCAAAGCACCCTCTCCACCATACGTAGAATTATATCCATTTCGATAGGTGTCGAACTTCTGAATGAAGTGTATCTCGAGGAAATCGAGTTTCTTCCTCAATTTCTTCTTGTTATCAGCCTCGACCCACATGACCTCTTCGACCAGAAAGTTCTCCTCACCATACTTTCGTATGGCTCGGTGGAACTTATGGTCGGAGCCTCGTTGAGCAGAAAGAATATGTTGCGCAAACCTTTCATTTACTGAACGAATCGTTTGTCCAAAGTACCACTTTTCATTCGGTAAACAGATAACACAATATATTCTTCCTCTAAACATTTACTCTTGATTGTTACTGAATGTTACTTCTTTTTCGAACTCGCTTTCTTAGCAGGGGTCTTTGGTTGTTCCTCTTCCTTAGGAGCCTCTGCTTTCGGCTTTGCTGCTTCTTTCTTCGGAGTGGTCATTACGACAACCCCTGTGAACTTGGTTTTCGTAGCGGAAACAGTTTCAGAAGACGGTGCTTCTTCATCGCCCACGCCATTACCAACCTCAATAGCAGCCTCAGGACTTTCAGCACGAACCAAAATGAAGAACGGTTCTTTCACCACTTTACCCTTGTCGTTCTCGCTGAGAAGTTCAATCTTAACTTTGTAGAACGGGTCTTCATCAGCACAGCCGTCTGTCTTTTCAACACGCTGTATCTTTGACGGTTGAATCTTAGGAATAGAGAAGTCCTCTCCCTTGAATTGTTTGTTCATGAACTCCGTCACACGAGCCTCGGCTTCGGTGTAACTTTCAACTTGGAACAACCACAGTTCCTTGACGGTCTTATACGCATTGCGCTCGGTGACTGTCAACCGTTTTGTTCTAACTTCGAAAAACATATTCGTCTCTTATTTAATGATTAATAATCGTCGTCCTCGTTCTTGTTTCGCGAGAACAGCGTGATGTCTTTAATATCAACGTACCACCACTCGGTTCGGGTTGCACATTTGAACCTGTCGGGGAATTCGGCTCGTTTCGGATACGTATCCAGTACGACGCACAAAGTGTTTTCTTTGAATCGATGACCGCTGTTATTATGGCGGATGCGTACAATGTCCCCTCTTCGGATTTGTTTCTGACTCATAGTATTTACTTTTTATTTGGTTCATCATTTGCGGACATAGCACAGGACGTATTCAAGAACTGAATAGCGACTGAAACAGAGTTTTCGAGAGACACTCTTGACACTTTCGCAGGGTCAATGATTCCTGCCTCAAACATATCTTCTATCTTCTCAGTAACAGGGTTGAAGCCTTTCCACCACATCGGGTCGTTATCTTTCGTCAGGTCAACTTCGATACGGGTTGCGTTCACAGAAGCATTTTCACACAACTGATTGAACGGAGCCATCAACGCTTGAGCCACTACATTCCAACCGATAATGAAGTCAGGATGCTCCTCGTGAAGTGAAGGCATATTGCGTAGGTGGTCTGACGCTCTCAACTGTACCGTACCACCTCCGGGAACGTATCCCTCTTCCAACGCTGCCCGAGTTGCGGCAATAGCGTCGTCAACACGGTCTTTTCTTTCCTTCATCTCTACCTCACTGTCCGCACCTACATAAACGACGGCTGCTCCCCCTGTAAGTTTCGAAATACGTTCACGATACTTCTCTTGGTCGTAAGAGTTCGTATTCTCCTCCATTAGATGTTTAATAGCCTCTACTCTGGTATTTATATCGGCTTCCGTACCAACACCTCCTACGAGGATTGTACGATTAGTAGAAACGACTGTGCGTTCACACTCGCCCAGCCAGTCTGTACCGAGTTGGTCAAGCGGACGCCCAAACTCATCGCCTACCACCTTTGCACCTACCTTAACAGCCAAGTCCTCTATCATGTCCTTCTGGATTTGACCATATCCGGGAGCCTTTACGAAACAGGCTTTTAACCCGTTCTGCTGCTGAATGTTTGTCACGAGAAACTTGATAACGTCATTAGACGCATTAGGAGCAACGATAAGAACGCTGCGTTTCGCTGAATAAACAGTCTGAATGATAGGAAGAATTTCCTGGGGATAGTTGATGTTCTGCCCGAAGATGAGAATATACGGCTTATCAAGCACGCATTCCATACGCTCTGGGTCTGTAACGAAGTACGGGTTCACCAAGCCTTTCTCCCACTGAAAACCTGTGGTCACTTCAACTGTGGTTTCATTTCCCTTGCTGCTTTCCTCAACTGTAATCACTCCGTCGTTTCCTACCTTTCCGATAGCCTCCGAAATGATACAACCAACCTCCAAATCACCGTTTGCGCTGATAGTGGCAATCTGATTTACACGGTCGAACTCTGTCTCACCAATTTCCTTCGCCATCGCTTTGATGAACGAAACGGCTTCTGAACGAGCAGCCTCCATTCCTTCCTTGAAACGCTGTGGATTCTTGACATTAGGAAGAACATTCATTCCCTCTTTAATGAGCGAACGGGTGAGGATTGTGGCTGTGGTCGTACCGTCACCAGCCTCGTCACAGGTCTTTGCCGCAACAGTCTTAACGAGCGTTGCTCCCATACGTTTCATTGGGTCGTCGGTATCGTACGCACGGGCAACTGTTACACCATCTTTAGTGATGTGAGGAATGCCATACCCTTTGTCAATGATTACTGAATGCCCCTTTGGTCCGAGAGTAGAAGATACTGCATTAGCGAGTTCATCAATTCCTTCGAAAAGAGCCTCTTGAGCAGATTTGTTGAATAAAATTCTTACATTCATATTCGTTTAACTTAATCGATTTTTATTTAAAAACGCCCAGTCCCGGAGTCAGGTTCCGAAGACTGGACAATTTCTTGATTTATTTTTTTTTCATTTGCCTGTGTTCCTCAAGGGAGCAAGCTCCTCCTGCACAGGCCGTAGCAATTTCACTTCCAGCCTCTTTCAGTTTAGGCTCTTCCCATACAATATTGTCGTAGGATACGGGTTTCATTCGGCATATTGCCTGCCATTTGTGGAACGCATTCACATGCTTCAGACAGTATGCAGTCTTTTGCTTGTCCCCGTTCATATATTTATCCGCAAATGAATTGAAGCGACGCACCCAATCCAACCGTCTTTCAACACGTCGTTTCAGGTAGTCAATGACACAGTTCACGTCTGAGAAACAGATACCGTCAATGTCAACAAGGAAACGTCCGTCCTTGATATTTTCAACAACGAAGTCGGCTATCTGTTTGTCGTTGATTGTAAGTAACTGTGGAGCCAACCCCATCGCTGTGTTACAGGCTTCCCAAACGTCTTTAAACACGTCATTCGCATCAACGATAAGACCGCTCGACAGAATTGCTCCTGCTCCGTAGCGTTCCGCCAACTCAACCTCGTCAAGAACTTCGGTGTACGGTGCTTGAGGATAATCCAAATCACCGAATGATGATAACAGGCTGATACCACCAAACTGGTCACGATGTTCCCACAGGAACTCCCGTACTTCATCCCATTCATCTGGGCGAACTGTACAGGTATTTGACACGTTCATTCGAAGTTTCGGATTGTCAAGTGTAGAAGGATGAGTCAGGTTCGTACCGTACTCAATCCAGTTCTGTTTCGTTAAGAGAACATATTTCAGGAATTCAATTGCTGTCAGGTTCTGTTTCAGCAACGCTCCTTCGGGAAGTGTAACAGGGAAAGCGATAACCTTTTCACGGTCAGGAGCCCAAACGCTCGCTTCTACCATATCCGGATTGACACGTTCCCACTCTTGAACAGCCTGTTCAGTATCCGCAGCCTGAATGTGACGAATGTAGTGACGAGCGTGTCCGGCAGTTATTCCTGACAAGGTTCCAAGGAGTTGTGAACTGTTCCCAGACGGCTTCACAACTGTACACCGTGCAGCCTCATTGATACCTATCATTCGCGCAATCTTCTTGTTGGTTTCTACAACGATTTGAGCACCACGCTTCTGTACTTCTGGGTCGAACAGGATAGCAGGGTTCTCACAGAGACCCGTAATGCCCACACCGATAAGAGCGTCCCGCTCGGCTATCAACTGTGACCATTTCTCAAGCACACGGAAATTCGTGTAACCAGCCTGCAACGTACAGATAGTGGAGGCTGCTTCACAGGCAGCATAGAAATCCTCAACTGTCTTTACCTTCCCACCATTGATTTCCGCAAGGTTACAGAATCCCCATCCTGAATGCGTAACTCCATCTTCGTCTTTAATTTGAGGGAACATTCCCACCTCGCCACAATTATGAACTAAAACTCCAGTACAATTTTCATAATTTTCATCACCTTTTGTAATGATATAAAAATTATGATTATCTTCCACAGTTAAATCATAAACAGGCTCTACACCACAAGCGACAACAGATTCAACCCTAACAGAAATTTCTATTGATTCCTTCTCAGGCTTGATATATTCCCTTTCGTCAACTTCTTCAATATAAGGTTGTCCAGAAAGAACTAAATTTCTTAAGTTTTCAATCTTTCCACCAAACCTATTCTTGGACAAATTTTTAGGAAAACGACTGTCTAATTTATTGCAATTTGCACAAGAAATATATCCACCGTTCTCATGAACTTTCTTGGCAATTTCATATAACTCTTTATTTGTTAACCCCTTGTATCTTCCGTTCTTTTCAAGAGTTGTAGAAATTGACATATTATGAGAATATGCTTTCACATCTTTTCTTCTAAACATCGGGTTATTTTCACCTAATCTTTCAGAAGCTGATTTTTCTTGATGTTTCCCCCTTTCAAGCAAATGTAAGTTTTCAATAAAATCTCCTTTGCCATTTTCAATGTGGTCAATATCAAACCCTTCAGGAACATCCCCATTAAAATATTCCCAAATCATTCGGTATTGACGCGCATACCCATTACTTCGAGAACAAATTGTCCGATATTTTTCTTTTATCGTAAAGAAAGGTTGAAGTTCTTTCCCAACACACTTACATGCTTCCAAATAAGTTCCATCTTTCAAAGCAAGTTTATGATTTGGGGTGCACTTAAATTTCGTTCCGTCCGAAAGTGTTACTTCAACAACTTCCTTATCACCTGTTTTAAATGCTATTGCCTTTTTAATTTCAGGTTTCCATCTTTTCGAATTGCGTCCAGCTTTGTCAACCCACTTTCCAGAATACACGGGAAATTCTTTTACATTTTCCGCCAATTCTTTTATAGAAACGGCATTCCTTCCATCAGCAACCGCCACAAGAGTTTCCCCCGTAAAACAAGGATTATATACAAAGTCTGTCTTATCAATGAACACGAATCCTGGCTCTCCATACAACTTGGTATTCTCGTAAATGTTGTCAAACACTTCCTTCGGAGTATCAGGTAGGATGGCTGCTGAATTGTTACTCCGGCACAGTTCCGGCATCGTTGCTATCCAGTTACCTGTTTTGCACGCAGCCATTTCAGCATCGTCAGCGTCAAAGATACTTATCATCGCTGAACGACGCACACCCCCTGTCACCACGCTATTCGCACAGATACAGATTAGATAGTGGAGTTCAAACGGTCTCAATTTCCGTCCTTTGATACGGGTAATGATGTGGTGACACTTCTCTATCGCCTGACGCAACGGTTCGGGTCCAGGAGCCTTAAATCCCCCTCTGATGTATGCACCTTTCGGGCGAATTGCTGAATAGTCGAACTCGATGTCCGCACCACCATAATAGTAAGCGGTCATCATCTTACCAACAGCCTCTGCCCACCCCTCAATCGTATCAGGTATCACGAATTTCTCAGCCTGCTTTGAATTATCAAATCCTTTGGGTACAGGAAGTCTATCCGTGTGAACGTGCTGAACGCTGTAACCTGTCCCAGCACCACATAGCAACAGATACATGATTTCCTCGAATACCCGTACACGGTCAACGTAGGTAGAAGAACAGTTATAGAAACGAGCGTGCTTCTCTAATATCAATTCTCCACCATACTGTAACGCACGCTGGGCTCCCAATACACGTTGCTCGGAATACAGGCTGTATGCGTGAGCAAACATCTTACTGAACTCAGCCTCGTCCTCAGGCTTCACCATACCGGAATAGCGTTTCAAGTGCATATTCATTACTCTGTTCACGGCTTCCTGCCATGTTTCCTTTTTCCCATCATGGGTTTGGGAATACTTGCTCAAAAACACGTACTCCCCGACCACTGGTCGACTGTCCTTTTCAATCATGTTTCTCTTCAATTTTCTTGGTTCTCTTTTTACGAACTGTTTTGGGCTTCAGTGCGGGTTCTTCCTTGCGTTCTGCTATAATGCAGCACGGCATCGATGAACCCAGCGTCAAAGCGAGCACATTAGGGGTTCCCAACGCTTTGTCTTTCGCTCTGGCTTCCGAAACAATAGACGCAAATGTACTACTTTCTACTTCAAGATACAAGGGTTGAGGTCGGTACGTGTTCTCATTCCCGGATTCCTGCTTCGCCATTTCAATGCGAACCCGTTCAGCCTGGAAATGAGTTTCAAGAATTTCTTTCGTAGGTAGAAATCCTGCGAAAGCCTTAATCTTCTTGCACGCCAACAGACAGACTTTCACTGACTGTTTACCACCCTCGTACACTTGATGAGGAACCATCAGATACAGGTCGATTGGGGTCTGTTTCTTTACTTCTTCCATAATTCAAATTATTTAACAATATATTAAACTCTTTCTCGCACGTGTTATAGCCACGAATTGGAGACACTTTTCAGCATATAAAGCCAGTTCAGTTGTCGCATACTTACTTGGTAGGAGTTCCGGCTGTAGAAAGAATATTCTGTCCGCTTCCAACCCCTTACTTTTGTGAATGGTCGACAGCGTGATACCACGACTGGCGTTCTCTACAAATATATCGTAAATCCGGGAGCGCACGGTTTCCAAATCACCGAAATATTCGTACAGGCTCAACAAAACATTCACTTTCTCATTCAACTTGTCGTATGCCTCACACTTGGTTGGGCTCTTAACTCCCTTCTTCTGCAACTTACTTATCATGTTCTCAAGAACCTGTTCGAGTCCCCATACGTCCTCAACGCTGTCTATAAGTGATACAAGTTCATCACCGAATTCCTTCCCAAGAATTGTACACTTCTTCCCCTGTCGTAACAGGGTGATGAAAGCGTCAACCAACGGAGCGTTATTCCGGCACAGAATGAAATCCCCTTCCTGAGCGTCCTTAAATGTACCGTCCCCAACGAACCCTTTAACCGCTCCAGGAGCAGCCACTATACCATCGGGGAACACTTTACAGGCTTCATCTACGATGTCTCTTGCACACCTGTACGTTATTGATAGAGGAAGAGTAACCGTGTTCGGTGCGTTCTTAATCGCATTAAGAGTATCGAGGTTTGACCCTTGAAAACCATAAATTGCCTGTTTTTCGTCTCCAACTCCCACAAGTCTTCCTCTTGGAGTCTTCAGCATTTTTATTAATTGATATTGCAATGGAGATAAATCTTGAATTTCATCAACCATTACGACATTATATTGCTTGAAATCCTCTTTGTGAACGTATTGAGTCGCATAATATAACATATCGGTAAAGTCCATAGGGAGTTTCCCTCCCCCACCTTTTAGGAAGTAATTATCGGAAATCCTTTTGTTAAGCATACGGAGCTCTATTGCTCTCTTAGCGAGTTCTTCGTCAGCGTCCTCACCGTACCTCTCCCCCAATGCTATTATTGCCTCTATATCGTCTGGTACGAGGTTAAATCTCATGAGGTCATAGAGCCTACATACTTTCATTATTATTCCGGGAATGCGCTTCGGGTGAACCCCTTTGAATTCCATCTTCTCTTTCGCCAGATTGAAATTCTTTGAATCACTCAGGCTGAAATTCAGGCTGAATGCTTTGCACAGGGACGACAGCGCACAGGAGTGAAGTGTCTGAGCCTTTACAGTTCTTGGAAGCCTCTGCCCAAGTTCTTCAGCTATTGACTTATTGAAAGCCAAGAAGATTGAACTCTTTATAGGAGGAGTCATCTCCGCTAACTTGCACAGGGTGAATGTCTTCCCAGAATTATGAGTAATAGTAAAATCCCCTAATAGATATCTATTATCCCCATCAACAGTAAAACCAAACCACGCACCCTTTCCAATAGGTTTTAAAGAAAATCCAGTGTGAAGCACATCTTTTATTTGTTTTCTCTTACTTGCCTTTTTTCGTGAAAGAATGTTAGGAATAATCTCTGTATGACCCGAAATCCCTATTCTAAAATAATATGCTTCAAAATTTCTTGATTTAATTGTTGAACGTTTCCATTTATAAGACGGATATAACCCTAATGAACGAACTAAGTAAACAATTCCCTCTCCCAAGGACTCCCATTTCGTTGAAATTGAAAAACAACATCCATCACTTTTCTTATATCCATCGCCATCAATAAGTCCAGCAAGAAGTCTTAATCTGTTCTCCACTGAATTAATCAGATAATTTTGAGGAATGAAAACATTTCCCAATTCATCAATGCATTTCTTAAATTCCTCCCTAAAAATATTTTTAGAACCGCACCCCACAAATCTTACCTGAACACAATTTTCACTATCATCTTTTATTTTGCATTCAATTCCTTTTGGAAGAGGATAAGATAAAAGATAATCAATAATATCTGAATCCTGTTTACATATACTAAAATATGGATTTCCTTTGTGCTTCGTTCCTTCTGCAAGCCATAACCCTAACAAATAAGGGTCAATAGGGATGGTTTCCTCCTTAAATTCGACACCTGTTCTAACGAGTTTTAAATGCCCAATTTTCCCATTACTTTTCTGAAATTTTAAAATTTCTTTAATATGCTTATCAACAATATCAGAAGTTTTTGATGAATTATACAACTTCATTGAACGAGTAATATATTGGTCATGAACAGTAAAAATATGCTCATCATTACATATCCATTTTTCACCCTTTTTCGGAGAAACTTCATACAAATTAGAAATTCCGCTATCAATTTTCAAAACATTTCTTGGGCAAGAATCTGGTCCCATTAATACGTCTCCAACGCAAATTTCTTGAGACAATTTTGTTGAACCATCAAACATTAAAACCTTGACATCTTTTCCAAGACATCCAGCCGTTGCGCTGACGAAAATGTTCCTGTTCGTACTTTGGTATTCGTCAACTATCGCCTGTTTATATTCGTCCAATTTCGCCATACTAAATCGTTTCTATTTGTAGTTTAACATCCAATTTTCCACTGTAATAAGCGTCGAACAGAGCCGTTCCGTTCAGTCTGTCGAACAATTCTTCTTCGGTCGCATAGTAACAGTCTCCTAATAGAAGAATGTCTCCCATCTTATTCAATTCTTCGTACCTTTCGGTCTTCTCAATAAACACAACATCAGAACCCTCATGGTGGAACCAACTGAACCCCTCAAGAGGCTTGTCCTGGGTGAACTTGTCCTGGGTCTTGTAATTTGCCAATGCATCCGCACAGGCATTACCGTAAACCAACGGGTCGGACAGGTCTTTCCCGTGTCCGTTGATGTGTGATATACCGAACACCATCTTTCGACGGCTTTCAATTTCTTTCAGGATTTCTTTCCAAAGTTCAGGATTTTTAACTCCCCACCACCCGTTGGCTCGCCATTGTGAAAGTAGGGACTTCTTGAAAGCATTCACCACGAACTCGCTGTCGGCTACGACATGAACCTTTGTATAGACGTCTGGGTCTATCATCTGTATCGCTGCCAGCAACGCTTTCATCTCCATACGGGAGGTCGTCGTGTTCCAGAAGCCTCTTCTCAGGTGTATCTCCTGATTTCCATAAGGAATGTACACCCCAAACCCACCTAATTTTCGGTTACTCTTTGCATTACAACTTCCGTCGGTGAATATTGTTATGTTAATCCTCTCTTTTGGAACCATATCACTCAACCTTTCTTATCTTTAAGCCGTGTATGGTTTGCCACCCCTGTAACCGGAGAGCATCCTCAACTTTGTCTTCACTGACAGCCATAACGAATTCTGCCTGTTTCTTGATTTGTCCTTTACGTTCTTTCGTACCGAAGAACTTTGCTTTGAATTGAATTTTGTCCATTGTTATCACTAAATTATTTGATAATTACATAACGGCTCCCGATGGCTCGAGTTTCCGTCATTTCAGATGTTTCTGTAAGAATTTCCTTGCCAACAGTTCGTTCTCGCTTTGCCCCCTGTTCACCACCCCTGTTATAAGGCTCTTATCCTTAACGGTTTCCCTCATTTCGACGTCTATTGTGTCTGGTGATAATAGGTAAGTGACATTTATACTATTCTTTTGCCCCATTCGCTCAAGACGACTGTTCGTTTGTTCCAGGTCGGTTGACTTGTCAGGCAGTTCAATGTAGAAGAGGTTCGAGCAGTTGTCCTGAAGACCGTCTGTACCTGTGCCAGCCGACTGAATGTTCGCAAAGAGCAACCGATGTTTCCTCTGTGAAAACTCGTTCACGATTTGTTGCTTCTTATCAGCCGAGACCCCACCCTGTATTATCGGAGCCTTAAAGTATTTTGCCAGTTCCTGAAGCGGTTCACGGTGTACACCAAAGACCACCAACTGTTCGTCTTCATTCGCCTCTAACCAATCCTTGATGTATGATTGCATGAACGGCAACTTCCCTTTCACCGACAGGGATTTCAACGTGTTAATCATTACAAGATGAGGAGCGTTCACGGCATTGTTTGCCTTCTCGATATCTATCTTCTCGAGATACGCTAACAGGTCTGACTCGGCTCGCCTGTACTCTTTTGCGTTGGTTATAGGGGTATCAACTGTTTGCTCAACCAACGGTGGGAGCTCGGTGAGGACGTCTCGCTTATTTCGTCTAATATAGCCTCCCATTCGTAACAGTTCATGAAGTTCCTCAAGATTACTGAACCCACTAAAATCGAAGCCATATGGCGTTTGCTTTCCGTTACAGTAACGAAACTTGAACCCCAACGTATCACCGAAGATGTCATCAAACCGTCTAATTATCTTGAACGGCTGTATAAGGTCGGCTGGCTTATTCTGAGTCAGCGTACCTGTCAATCCCCATACGTGTTCTATTCGCTTGGTTATCTTCTTCGCCATCTTGGTTCGAAGAGCCTTTTCAGACTTCAAGAAGTGTATCTCGTCCAAGGCACAGGCTCCCCAATACTTCTTGAGTAGTTCCTTGAACTTGGCAGTCGGCTTCTCCATGTTACGTTCCCCGAGCACATCGTAATTGATAATCACAACATCGCTGTCCCATACGGCAGGGTCGAACTTTCGCTTCCTTTCGATTACACCTACTTTTCGGTCAGGCATCCACTTCGCCCATTCCTTCTTCCAGTTGTACTTCACGGACGCTGGGGTAACTATCAGAGCCGGAAACGCTCCGAGTAGTTCAATGATAATAATCGTCTGGGCTGTCTTACCCAACCCACAATCATCCCCATTGATACAGTTCCCGTGATTAATCATATAGGCAACTCCCTCACACTGATAGGGACGGGGAATTCGCTTCATTCCTATCTCCTTACAGGCTTGCTCAACTTCCTCCGCTGTTATCACCTCTTCGGGTTCCTCATAATCAATCACCCGACGAGAGGGAACGTAGTTCATTCCCTCCTTGAATCCGTTCTCCTCAAGCCACTTCTTCAACGGGTTCACCGTGACAAGTGAGAACGGAATGTACCACTCCCGATTTTGAGGATTCCATCCTGCTCCGGAAAATTTCTTCACCTGTTTAACCAAATTTTCATCGTAGGAGAAGCCAACATACCAATATTCATTATCTCTGTAAAAATATCTCATAATATCAAATTTTATGAAGTCCTTTATTCCAAGGAATATTCCCTTTCAAAGATTCCGAAATTTTTCTCTTAGTTTCTTCTGAACGATGTCGACCTTTCCAAGGACCAGCCTTTCCTCTTTTCTTTTCGCTCATCTTCTGACGTGCTTCATCCGAAAGTTTTCTTCCTAAATTTATCTTACGAAGTTTTTCTTTTGTTTCTTCCGACAAATGCGTCCCAAGCCTTGCTTTACTGATTTTCTTACGATGTTCTTCTGACATTTCATATCCCAATCTCCCCTCACCACCGTCTGTAATATTGTACCCGTTATGGCGAGTTCCTAACTTCTTAATCAATCGAATCTCAACATAATCAAGTTTCTTCTTCAGAATCTCTTTCGTAGGAGCGGAAACAGTCAAAACCTCTTCAACCAGGAAGTTCTCCTCACCATACTTTCGTATGGCTCTTGAAATTTTGTAATCCTTCCCTCTTTGAGTTTTAGAAAGATGAGCCTGGAACCTTTTCTCAATTGGTCTCACTGTCTGACCAATGTACATCTTTCCATTGACCAGACAGGTTATGCAATAAATATGTCCTATTCCATCACAATATCTCATTTTCAAAATCTTCTCTCGTTACGATACGAAGTCCTCTTTGTTTAGCGGTCTTCATCTTAGAGGAGGTCGAGTTGATGTCGGCTACGACAAGAACTGTGCATTCCTTGGTTACACCGTTCAACACCACGTGTCCCTGAGCCTGAAGAGCCTTTTCAAGTTCCTTATTCCGGAATCCTGTCATACAGACGTGCATTTGTTCAACCCCATCAGGAGTTTCAACCTTTGGCGACTGTACATAAGTAATAACAACTCTTCTGTCTTTTCCCCTCGAAATATACGTTTTTAACCCCTTTACGAACGTCAAAGCAAGCACCTCACCTATTCCCGGAATGAGTTCACATTCGTGCTTTAGAGCGACCGCAGACCCCGCAGTGAGCGCATAACTGTTTGGGTCACGCAGCCTCTCAACCGTTTCCCCATTCAAGCCGTCTAAGATTTTCTGACAGGTCGCCTCGGCAATCTTTCCGTCAAATACATTTATGGCTGTTAGGTAACGAGCCAATGGTACTCCGGCAAGAACCTTTTCAATCTGACTTGAAACGGTCTTCCCCTTTGACTTCCCTAACAGGTTCTGGAACTCCGCAACGTGTGACTCAAGAATTGTGTCTATCGTCTTATAGCCGTGTCCATACAAACGACGTATCGTAGGCTCTTCAAACTGTTCGCAACCCATCGTGCGGAAGAAATACACCATACCAGAAATTACTCTTTCCTTGCACGACTCATTTGAGCATACAAGGTCAACGTGCGTTTCGTTCCATTTGAGCGGTTCACCACAGGACGGACAAATAACAAGGTCGTCCATCATATCGGTGTACGCCTTCTCGTTATACTCAATCGTCTTCAAGTGTTTAGGGATAACGTCTCCACCACGTGTTACTTCAATGAACGCTCCTTCGCAGATATGCTGGTCAATTAGGTAGGCTGCATTATACGCTGTGGCTCGTGATACGGTTGCTCCGTTAATCTCAACAGGTTCAATGATGATTACAGGGTTCAGAACACCTGTCTTCCCTATTCCCTTTTCTATACTGATGACCTTTGTCTGATACACGTCGCACCACTCTTCCTTCTTGAACGCAATAGCATAGGCGGGATTTCCGTTAGGAAGCCGTCCCAGTTGTTCACGGACGCTTTCTTCATCGACTTCTATCACCACGCCATCAATCTTGTATTCAGCATCAAACCTGTCATGAAGTTCCTCATCAAGCAACAGGTTCATTTCCTCATCGTCGAGTTCCATTATCTCTTCAATCAAGAAACTGACATACGGAGTAACATTATGGAACGTTCTTTTCAATTCTTCGAGAACGCTTGACTTGTCGCCTGTAAGGTCGGAGCCATAACGCACGAAGTCCACGTTCGCCATGAAGCGGTTGTTCCAACCGTCCGGAGAGTTGAATATTCCGGCAACCATATTACGAGCGTTCTTATAGGCGAAGTCGGCTTGGTTGTCCTTGAGGTGAGCAAAGGTCTTCTTCTTCATGATAGCCTCACCCCACGTGTGCATAAGGTGTGGTTCCGGATGCTCGCCCTCGCCATTGAACATACGGTCGAAGTGTTTCGTTGACAACTGTCCTTCTACACCATCACCACGAGTCCACGCTCTCTTATCGTCTTCATCAACGACAAGGCTTATTCCGTCAAATTTAGGAGTGGCGACAATCTCCTTACAACCTGCAACAAACATCTTCTGTAACCATTTGCGGAAGTCCTTGATTGTCTTGATTTTTTCGAGGCTGTACATAGGGACAGGCAACGGCTCCATACGGTCGGTGGCTTCCTCTACGATACCTTTCTTGAAAAACTCGTCCTCTGGACTGTTCGCTCTCAGAGTTTCAACCATGTGGTCGTAATCAACATCTGATATTTGAGGATTACCCTCACGATAAGCCTTATTCAGAGCAACCAACTCGGCTCTCAGGCTGTTAATCTTTTCTTGACTCAATTTTGCCATAACGAAATTATTTAGTTTCTTCTTTTAAACAGTTTGTAATCTTAGTGACTGTCTTGTTTCCTACTTTAAACGTGTGAACGCTGTACAGAAGATTTTCTTCTTCCTCGTCCCATACCCAATACATAGATGATTGATTGTTATACTTCATCAAGTTTTTGCCTTGAGTTCTAGCCATACGAGCAGCCTCTCTTGCTGAAGTTGTTTCTACTGTATAAGTATCACCACCATTGAATTGAATATTGAACCGTTTCATAACCCTTGATTTTTATTACACCACAAAAATAGTGGAATCTAATGATATTCCAAAGAGTTTCCCTGAAATTCTTCAATATTTTTTAAATTCTTCCGCTGTAAGGGTTAAACAGCCCACCCACGCATTGGTTTCACTTGCTGTATATGCTTCCATGCGTTCTATAATTTTACCACCTTTAGACTTCACCCGTAACTTTGGATACTTCGTGAAGTCATAAGCAACTTCCTCAACTTCATCTACAAGAAATAGAGGCTGGCCTGTTTGTAATGCTTTATAAACTTCTTCCCTTGATAATCTTTTCATAACTTGATATTTCTTATTTCCTTGTAATACTTTTCACTTTCCTCGATAAGAACTATTGCCTCACCACTTGTTTTTGGCAACACACGTATTCTTTCGTAAATTTCATGCCCACGTCCAGGAGCTACTCCTGACCTCCTACATTTTTCAAACAGTTCTTCTCCCAACAAAGTTTTCGAAATTTCGGGTTTTTCCTTTCCAAAAATCATTTGAGGGGTGTTCACCTGTATTTCACCAATAAGGCCATTGCTGAACTCTATATTCAAAATATGACCCGAATATCCCGCAAAATTTTCAGGCGTTTGAACCTTATGCCTAACAACCTTGAATTCACCCTTTAACTCAAAAAGAATTTCATCCAATTTAGAAGCCTCTACGATAAAAGTGTTTCGAATTAAATCCTTTAGCTTTGAAACAGAAGTTCCTTCCAATGCAACCTTTCGTTGAACACTGTCAACCGATTTAAGATTAACAGGCGTTACCCGTATTCCAAACCTATTTGCAAAATCATAGGAATTTTTCTGAAAATTGGTTATATTCGGAATCACTTTTGACTTGAAATAATTCTTAATCTCAGTAACTTCATCAACTTTTTGAACCCCGTATCTTTGTCCAACACGGTGTTTACGACGGTTTTCAGGCGTGTCTTTATACACGCCTGAACGAGACTTCAAAATTTGTAATTCAATTAAGTTCATAGTTTAAAATTGAAAGCGCATTAGAGTATTTCTCAAGATTATACACTTTTCCTCTATTTGGGTCAGTATTGTCAGCAATATCATACTTCTTAACATTAATTGCCAAACAGTTTTTACTATCCCTAATTTTTCTAACATAATCAAAATAAGAAACGCTTTTATCGTGATTTAATAACTCCAATGCTTGAATGATACATTCATTATTTGTCACTTCCCGTTTTATATCCTCAACAGTATAATGAGTATCCTCAAGAACATCATGTAGCAACGCAACCACCTTTTCATCATCTGTTGATGCTCTGTAAGACACTCTAACAGGATGGAGGAAATACTGTACACCGCTCTTGTCAACTTGCCCCTCATGGGCTTTTTGAGCGAACTGTAATGCTTTATAAACTTCTTTTTTCATACACTTGTTTTTATTTGACGCTACAAATGTAGTCCAAGAAATTGGAAGAACAAAGAAATTTCAGGAATATTCGACGGGATTCCGAATATTCCTTTAAAATTTTTACTCTTCCATCATGTTATGATATAGGTCAAGGCGAATTTTCGCATAAGCTGCTTCGACATTTGTAAATGCCCTTTGATTGTTTGCACCCTGTTCATTGTATATTTCGGATTCAATAACTTTTGCAACCTGCTCAACCCATTTTGGATTTGTATAAGAAGACAATTTTTTGCCATGGTAGGAAAAACAGTCGAATTTTGAATTTCGGTCTTCATGAAGATTTGTTAAAAGCTGTCGAATTTTCTTTGCTGTGGCTTCTTTGTCCGAAATATGATTCTCTTCCCGAACCTTCTTAATTATCCGGCAAACCCTTTCAATTGCAAGGTCGAAAGCCATATTAGTAACAGTCTTAATTCGTAGCTGCGTTTCCGGAACTAGGCTCTCGGATATAACACTAAGCTGGATATTTTGATTCCTTGTTTCTGTCAGTAGTTCCTTAAAAGTTTCTCGCTGGGAATTCATAGTGTCGTTTATCACCTTCATGAACCAACGGAAGAAAGTTACCCACATCAGTGCTGACAGCACCAAAAAGAATCCGGCTGTAATAGCCATCATTCCGAAATCTCCAATGCTCTTTCCTGTCTCGATAGCAGGATTAATCATGTCTGTATCCATCGTTATTCCTTGATTTTGTTAAAGTTTTCACTCGTTGTTATCTTTATTGGTACAAAGATAATAATTCAAAATGAAAGTCTCTAACCTTGGTTCAAGGACACTTTGGTAATCCAGAAGTAATTATCCGTTCCAAACTTGAAATCCTCTTTGTGAACTGACTGGATTCGCTCACGAAGCCTCTGTTCCGTCATTCCACTGGCGAAGTTATGCCCGATGTTTGCGAGTAGCGGTGTAACCTCTTGAGCGTCCCGCACCTCATTGTAGCGACATTCACGTGTCTTCAACCGTACTTCCGGAGCAACGTAGGCTCGGAACTCACCCATGATTTCTACCACGAGTATCTTACAGTCACAATTCATTACAAGTCCCCGACAAGCGTCAAGGAACTCTTTCTTAGCAGCGTTATTTTCCATAACCAATCATTTTTTCTATTGCATTCTTCTTTCGTTGTTCTTTCTCATCAGCAGCACCACGCTTCAGTTCCCTGTCAAACCGCTGGCGCAGTATCTCCTTCTTTTTGTCGTCAGGCAGTCCCTTAAAGACGCCAACGCTAAACTCTGGTATAGTGCTCTCAACTTCTGCGAAAACCATCTGTTCGCGACAGTTAGAACACTCATACGGCTTCCCCACAATAGTAGGAACCATCTTCTTGAGTTCTTTACTGTACTTCATCACGTATTTTCCCGGAGTAAACGCCACGCCATGAAGTTCACAGGCTTCATTCGGGCAGCACAATACATATTTCATAAATAATGCCTCCTTCCATATTCAGCGATTAATAAACTGTCAGTCAAGTTGTCATCGGCTTTCGTACAGTTCTCCGTCCGACGTAAATCCTGTCGAGGGAACAACCGCTTCGCTGCAAGCACTGACATCACTTTCTTGTCGGGGTTCGGTTTGATGCCCTCGTACATTTCTTTCTGCCACTTCTTAGGAGTCACCAGCACAATCCTCAAGCCACACATGATGAACCCCATTCGAAGCGCATAACATACTCCCCCGAAAGTAAACGTAGCACCCGCAGCAGAACGTGGTAGAGCGTGAACATCCTCTATCACGACAACCGTGTTATTGATGTCACACTCCTCCGATATCTGAATAATCAATTCTGACAGTTCATGAAGGTCAAGTTCCTTCCCTACCTTTGGCATCGGATAGTGCTTGATACCTGTACTTTTCATCACCGTGATGAACCCCTGTTTTCCTGGGTCTACTCCGATAACTGTTTGCTTCTTTTCCATATTATTCTATATAACTGTAACCGTTTTCCTTCACGACGGTGAGAGTGGTTACACCAGCACGAATATTCATGACGTGACTGATTACATATACAGGATGATGAACGTCGCTCATTGACTCAAGTAGAAGAGCCAAGCCCAACGGGTCTGTTCCCTCAAGAACCTCATCAATCATTAGGAAGTGAAGTCCTCCCCATTGGTTCGTTCCGTTAATCATTTCCTGAAATGCTTGTATCAAAGCCATTTCAATTCTTGCTCTCTCGCCTCCGCTAAACGACCAGAATGATTTATATTCGCCCTCGCCATTGATGACTGATACAGTTATCTCCTCCTTGATTTTCCCTTTCGCATTACGCTTGAACCCGTCTATTGACAGGCGAAGTTCTGAACGCTGCTTCTGTAAGGACATATTCGCGAAGTTCTGAATTATTCGTAACTGTTCACATGCAAGGCTCATCTTAAATTCCTTCAAACGCAGCCCCCATTGTGTCATATCCGATACACGTTTTTCGCACTCAGAATATTCTTTATTCGCCTTTTCAAGTTTTTTCTTTGTCAACGCAACAAACCCCTCAAGTTCGGCCTTCCTTGTTTCCATTTCAGCATGTTCCGCCTTTTCGAGCTGTTCAACCAATTGTTCGCTTTCATTATTACAACGTAATTGAATATTTTCTTGATGCTTGATATCTTCTTGGTAGGAGGATATCATTTGGTTGCTTCGGGTTATCTCCCCACGGATTTTTGTTATCTCTGCTTGAACCTCACGAATGGCTCTGACTGTACCCTGTTCCTGAACACGTATCTTCATGAACTTGTCGTCGTACTTTTTCACCCGTTCCTCAAACGAGTTGAGTTCTTCCAACGCTGTTTTCGCAAGGTTTTCCTGGGTCTCGGCTTCCTTCTTCTGTTTTTCAATCCTCTTCCGAGTATTAGGAACATCAACCGTTTCATCTGATGTCACGAACTCCGTTCCACACTTCGGGCACTTTACAGCCCCTTTCAGGATAGCCGTGAGGCGGTTGGCTTCGGCAGTGTACTGTGAGGACAGTTCCTGTGCTGCTTTACGCTTCTTCCTCGCTGCCTCTACCTTTGTATCAGTCGAAGAACGTTCTTTCGTTAGAGAGTCATATTGAGCCTTATAGTCAATCGCTTCTAATCCCTCTAACTTCTTAGAGGCTTCAGCAACTTTCTTCTGGTTGTCCTTGATACTCTGTTCAGCCAACTTGATAGCCGTCCGGGAATTCTCAATCTTCTTTTCCGCTCCGTCGTACTCCTGTATGACAGCGTCAATTCGTTCGTTTATACGCTCTATAAGCGATTGTCGTTCCTCCTCAAGATTACGTTCTCGCTCCTCAGCCAACTGTGTCTCATAGACGCCCAATTCACCCTCTATCTTCTGAACCTTTCCCAAGGCAACAGCCTTCTTCTCTTCCAACGGCTTAATCTTCTCTTTGATTACGCTGTCAGAGTCGTCTAACTGTTCAGCCTTAATAAAGCGGTTTATCAACGACAGTTTATCGGAGTTGGATGACGAAACGAATGATTTGAAGTTCTCTTTATTCAGAATATAGAAACTCTTCAGGTCTTCCGCTGAAATACCTATCCATTTCAGGATGTAAGCGTTTCCATCGTTTACGGTTGCAAACTGTACCGAACCCTCTTCTTCATTGAGCATAAGCTCCAACGTCGCTGAACCTTTCTGTCTGAGAGTCCGGTGTATGTTCAGCGTCTGTTTCCTTATCGGGCAGTAAATGTCAAGCCAAATGTCAGCTTCCTCCTCTCCCCACAAAATCAAGTCTCTGTCAAGAGTCTGTTTTTTCAAGGAGTTTGCCAGGATTGCATACGCAATCCCAGCCTCCATTGTGCTCTTCCCTGCTCCGTTTGTTTCCTTTGATTCAATCTCAGTCAAGTTCTTTCCCTTGATTAAGACAGGCTCGTTCAGGAATTTATGTTTCAACTCCTTGAACGATAAGAAATTCTTCAAACGTAAATAGGTCAGTTCCATACTAAATTGTTTGGGTGATTAATTCTTCAAGTTCTTCAGCAAGGTCAGGGTCATTCAAGATAACCTCTCTTGCCTTTTCAGCTCCCTGTGCAAGTGTCTTTCCTTTGTACTTAAAGAACGACCCTGCCTTCTCAATAACGTTTCGTTCGACGCCAACTGATAACAGTTCCGAAGCCTTATCAATTCCCTCACCGAAGCGAATGTCGAACTCGGCTTTCCTGAACGGAGGTGCAACCTTATTCTTCTCAACTTTCACCTTGATGTGGTTAGCGGTTTCTTCGCCACGGTCTCCAACTGTACCTGACTTCGCAATGTCCAACACCTGTGAAGAGTAGAAGCCAAGAGCCTTTCCTCCCGGAGTCGTCTTCGGTGAACCATACACCACACCAATCTTGTCACGATATTGATTGATGAAGATGACCAACTGTTGGTTCAGTTTAATGTCACCAATCAATCCGGGAAGCCACGTAGCCATAAGCCGAGCCAGCACACCCATCTTAGCATCGCCCACATCGGCTTCCAAATAACATTTAGGGAACATTGCCGCCACCGAGTCCATCACGATTGCTCCGATTGCTTTCGACTTAACAGCCTCCCTCATGATTTCGAAACATTCTTCCGCAACTCCTGGTTGGCACAGAATAAACATCTCCGGAGATATGTTTACCCCCAGAGCCTCTACATAATCCATGTCAATTGCGTTCTCACGGTCTATGTAGAGAACCGCTTTGCCCGTCTGTTCCTGTATGTTCTTACAGGCTGTCAAAGCCAACGTAGTCTTTCCTGAAGACTCGTAGCCACGCAATTCAATGATACGACCCATCGCATAACCGCCACCAAGTGCCAAGTCGAGCGACAGGCTTCCTGACGATACGAACTCTACTCCTTGAGTATTGTTTCCCGCCACAACTTCTTTGCCGAACTTCTTTTGTAGGGAGTTCACCAAATCTTCTACTCCTGCCATTGCATTACTTCTTTTAATAGTTTATATCCTTCATCATATTCGTAGCCTTTTTCATCGCAAAATGCTTTGAACTTTTCGGCTATATCTGTTCCGGACAGTTCCTGAACCACTTCGGCTTCCTCAGCCTCCGTGACTTCAACGTCCGTGTACTTTGCTTTCACCGAGATACCGTGTTCGGTGAAGACTTTTTTGTTGACAGCCTTAACAGCCTGTTGGTCTCCCACAAGCGTTATCCGAACGTTGACGCCATCTGTGTTCGTTTTAGCGAGTTTTAATATCTCTTCCTTTGAGGTCTTAAGGACATCAACTTTTATTTCCTTAAACGGAACGAATTGAGCCTTTACGAACTCGAAGGACGTATCGCTATACAATACCGTAAATCCCTTCTCCTCATCTTCCCCGAAGTTATTCTGACGGGTACTCGGTAGGTGAAACACGTTGGCTCCTGGTTGTTGAGCGTCATGATAGTGCCCCAGCATGACCTTTCCGTATTTCGAGAACAGTTTCAACGGAATCTTGTTATTCACGACCTTCCCATCATTATTGATAGAACCCTGTACGGCTGTATGGCTGAACAGGATTGATGTCTTACTTTTCGGAGTAGGTAGTTCAGCGAACTTCTCTAACCATACGTCCTGTGCGTAGAATGGCAAGAAGTGGCACTCAACCCCTTTCAGGTCTATACAGGTAGGAGTCTCATACAGGTTGAATCCTGGATGGTACTTATACGCTGTCAAGAAACTTTCGTCTGACTCATAATCAGTCTTATCATGATTTCCGGGAATACAGAGCAACGTGATACCATGTTCATGATACAGTTCTATCATCTCTGTTAGACAAGTGAGAAGTTCTTGTCGTTGGCTTAATCGTGAGTCGAAGATATCCCCAAGCCATATTACAGTATCAACCCCCTGTTCCTGAGCCAACGCAATTTCCTGTTCGGCTATATCCAGCAGTTCAAGCGCATTCGCCTCTTGGAGATGTTTATCTGTACTTATTATTGCGATAGGTTCTTTCCTCATTGTCGAAATTATTTAAAATGAAAGTCCAAGTGTATAACGCTTGGACTCTCACTCTGATTACTCATTGTTTACTTCTTTTGTTGCGCATAGCACGGATACGGTCTATCGCACTTTGACCAGATGAACTACCAGCGTCCGAAGCAGGTCTTACTCCGGGAGTAGGAGCCGGAGTTTCATCTTCTGGTTCGGGGTCGGGTTCATCACCACCGTCATTGTCCCCAGCGTACTCTTCACCACCATCGGAATCACCGTCATCAGAACCATCCCATCCGGGAACGTGTTCAATATCGTATCCGAGGTCTTCGTGTTTCAGAGCCAACTGATAAGCCTCTTCAAGTTCTTCACCCTCAAGCTCCAACTCTTCGTATCCTTCACCGTACTGGCGAATGAACTCTTCGTTGACAACTTTCAGTTTCTCTTCCGGAGTAGGTTCAGCAGGTTTCTTCTTCGCTGCGGCTTTCTTCGGTGCAGGAACCGAAGCCTTGGCTGTCGGTGCTTTCTTAGAAGCAGGAGCTGCAGCAGGTTTCTTTTCCTCTTCGCTCGGGCCGAAAGGTAAGTCATCAGCACCAGACGGTTTGTCGCCTGTCTTTTCTTCTACCATTTCCTGAAGTTGTTCAATCATGTCAAGGAAGTCATCCTGTGCGAAAATCTGATACTGGTTAGCATCGTCGAAACGCTTCAGACCGTCAAGAGCATAATCGAAGTCTCTTTTCGTATAGCAGTCCACGTACAGTTTCTGAAGGCTGGGGAGACCGTCAAGTTCTTCCAATACCTTGTCAGGAACAGCGTTCTTGTCGAAGTAGTCTTCCCAAGTCTGACCCATTTTCAACGGCAACGATTTCAGTGTTTCTACTGTCTTGTTATTGTCGTCTTTTTCACGACTCCATTGAATAGGGAAGCCAGTTGACGGGTCGCTGAACATATCCACAGCAGCGGTGTCGTTCTGGGCACAAAGGTCAGCAGACTCTTTGTTCAGTGCTTCCATCTGTTTCGGTTTCAGGCTGTCTCGCCAAATCTTTCCTTCGATGAGCGCATAATACACGTATTCCAATTGAGGACGAATTCCCGGAACCCACGTACCGTTCTTTCCACCCATACGATAACCCGTAATCGGGTTCAGGAAGCGAGCACGTTCTTCTTTGTCCTGGAACTGTTCAGCCTGTTCGTAGACACGCTTGATGTACTCTTCGATGATGTCGTACGGATAACCACCGTGAAGCGTCGCCAAGAAGATTTTCTTGTTTGAGATTTTCTTCCCGATAACTTTTCCTTCCTTGTCCTTTTCGTCGACTTCACACTTGAGCATCGCTGTCAGCATAGGCACGTAGGGAGAGTCTCCTGGTTCGTGTGCCGGAAGAACACGTTTCACGGTGATACCGTCTCTTTGTTTCCAGAATTGTGCATAATCACCTTTACCACCAAAATAGGTGTCGAACTGTTTGGTTTGCTGAACCGTCTCACTAACAGTTGAGAGCGGTGCTGCCTTCCATTTACTTCTGTCTAATGGCATAATACTAAATTTTTAAAATGTTGATAATTATCTGTTTTCCTTCACTATTCGTGTAACGTCTTCGAGGAACTTCTGTTCGTAACTCTTAATAGATTCCATCAGTTCGATGATGTCCTCAGCCTCTTGTCCGGCACATTTGTTGGCGATTAACTGTAATGCTCTCGGGAGAGTACAACCATAAGCCATGTCATCCATTTTTCCATTAGGATGGCGAGGACTGTCAGACTTCTTTAATTGGTAAACGTCATAACTTGATGCGTGACTTTCAACTGGTTTCAGGTAGAATCCGTCTGTGACTTCGATGTAACCTTTGAATTCTTCTACTGCGCTGGATTGAACTGTTTTCTTTGCCATAATTCTAATTATTTGAATGTTTAACTTAAATTTGATGATACAAAGGTAATGGAATCATTCGAATTATCAAAGAAGTTCCCCGAAAATTCTTCGAAAAATTTATTTGAACCCTGCTTTCTTGATAAAGAAACTGTTTACTTTACCCTCTACCAATTCCCCGAGGAACTCCGTTGGGGTGACAGGTTTAAGGAGATTGTTCAGTTTCTTAGACTTGTCCTGAACCGCCCACTGAAGTGCGTCAAGAACACTGAAATTCTTCTGAGCGTCAATATACGCAATACAGAGATTCTGATAGTCTTCGTCAAGTAGGAGAGCCTCGTCAAGAGCCTTTTCCGACAACTTGATTTCCTCAACTTCCCCGTCTTCCAAAGCCAACGTGAACTTTCCGCCATTACGGTTCGCCTCGCGACGCCATTCCTTCTTTGTCTGGGCTTCGTAAACCTCTTTCTCGAGTTTACATTCCGCGACTTTCTTTTCGGCTTCAGCACGGAGCAACCCTACTTTGTTCAGGAGCGCACTGACTGTAACCGCTTCACCATATAAATTACTGTACTCAATAGAAGTGAGTTTATCGATGTCAACCGTGTCCTCAAATCCATTTGTTTGTAATGTCACTGGGACATCATTGAAATGCACAAGAATGTTCATAATTTTCTTCCTTTTATCTTAGTAAATTTATAACGTCAAAGTAACGATATTCGACTCGAAACAGGCTCTCAGCGTGTTCACCTCTTTACGGTTGTCGTAGGAAAGGATACCATTGATGAGTATCAGGTTCGCTCTTCCGCACGATAACAGGGGTTCCAACTGTTCGTATTCCTGCTGGAATATCACAATTTCGATGAACTCATAGTTCGCCTCTAATATCAGGCGACACATCGTATCCCCCTTGCGTGTCTTCTTAATCTCCATTTCAGCGATGAACCCAGCCAACACGACGTACCCGTTATTCGGCTTCACTTCCGTATCGTGACACTCCTCAAGAGTAGCATATTCGTAGGCATCAGGGAACTCCCCAGCGAACCTGTCATAGATTTTCTGGTAATCAAAGAACGCCAGTCCGGATACTTTCTTTTGTAGGAGTGCCCACCACCAAGCGTCATTGGCGTGGAAGTCGGCTCCAACTAATACAGGGTCGTCTTCCTTAACATTTCCCTTCGTTGTTCCGAGGAAGTGTACCAACAGGTCTATTCGTTCCTGGGGTTTCTTTACCCCCTCAAGACTGTCGAACGCTCCTGCCAATATCAAGTTTCTGATGATACGGCTGTTCACTGCTGAACCCTTCCATTTATGTCGGGTGATAAAGTCGTCTAATGACCAATATTGACCGTTCTCTGTGCGTTCCTTTATAATCTGGGTTGCAGCCTTTTCTGCGACCTGTTTGACTCCTGTAATTGACCAATACAAGGCTTTCTCTTTGAAGTTGATAACAACATCGGTATCCGATATATTGATATCCACAGGACGTACCGTACAGACTCCCGTTTTATTGATTTCCGCAATATAGCGTGAATAGTCAGACTCCATCGCATATTTAAACGCCACCGACCAATACTCAATAGGATAGTGAACCTTTATCCACTGAGAGATATAGCCTGTAATCGCATAGGCAGCAGCGTGGCTTCGGTTGAACAGGTACGTCGAAGCCTTATCAATAGCGTCCCACACCTTTTCGGAGTATTCCTGGGTGACGTTATAGTTGTCCCGATAGTAAGGAATAAACCGTTCTTTGTACTGCTGGAGAGCCTCGTACTTCTTCTTCACCATCGCTTTACGAACGTCATCGGCTTCGACCAATGACAGCCCACCCAACTCACGACAAAGCTGCATGATTTGCTCTTGGTAGCAATTATGGACAATTATTCCACCAACCGTAAAACTATGGACATTTTCAACTGAAATATCATAAACAATTCTTTCTTCATCCTTAACAACTTCTTTAACTCTCCCCCACAAATAATTCGTCGAAGACTTTCTCGAAATTATTTTCTTTTCCAAAATTCTATAAGGAAGAAGATAATTCAAATCCTTCCACGAAACTGTCAGTTTCTCTCCACGAGGGGATATTGATGAATGAATCTGATAAGACTGAAGAGCAAAATACACATCTTCAAGAAGATTTGAATTGCACATCTTCAATGTATCATTTTTTAAACATCCGTCACCCTCAATCACTCCCGCAACCATATCCAAAGAATAGTTCATAGGAAGTCTTTTTTCATAACAATTCTTAAGATAAAGCCCGTATTTTTTCAACAAAACATTAAATTTATTCTCCTTATAATTCTTGCTAAAAAATCCATTTGATTTCCCAACAACAGCCTTAACGGTCACTCTAATAGATTTACCAAAATTTCCAGACCTTTTCTTTAAAATCCTTTCCTTTATTGATACCTCTATTTCGGAATCCCATTTAAGCAATAATTCTTTTAACTTATTTGCAACTGTTAAGTTAGAAACTGTAAAGTAAGGAGAAGAAAGCGTGGAAGTTCCTTCCGCAATAAAATAGCCAACTAACCAATGTTCAAGCCTTTCACGTGGCGTAAGATTATCAGTTCTTTCAGGCTTTTCAAACCAACACTTTAACTCATCATTTTTAACAAGATTTTGAGCCTTAATCCAGCCACGCTTTGTCAGCACCTCATGGTCTGGAGTACAAATCAATTCTCTTCCAAAATTAGAACGAACCCGAACTGTCCCCCTTTTTCCATTATTTTTTAGTAATAAAACTTTTTGGAAAGAGCCATCTTCTGTTTTAACCATATCCCCAGGAACAATATCCTGTATTTTCTTTATCCCAAACGAAGTCAAAACTTCAGAATTTTCCGAAATACAAAAGACTCCATAAGAATTACTCAATATCTTGTCCGTTCCGGTGAAATACTCAACCTCCTTCTGACCCTCTTTACGGGAGACGTACTCGTTATGGAAGTTATTCTCCATTGCTCCCGGACGATACAATGAGATAGCAGCGATAAGGTCTTCAATATTGTCTGGCTTCATCTGACGGCAATAGCCTGTCAATCCGGAACTACCAAAGTGAAAGTTATCCTCGTTCCAACCGTTCTTGAAATACCTGTACACCTCTGGGTCATCCAACGGCACACTGAAGATGTCTAAATCCACACCCTCGTGCTCCTTCACCAGCCGAACCATGTCCTGGAACTTGTCGAACTGTTTCACACCCAGAACGTCCTCTTTTAGGAAGCCAGCAGCGTCCATCTCACCACCTTCCCACTCGGTTACATACTCCTCACCATTCTTACGAATAGGAACCCAATGAAACATATCGTGTTCCTCTGGGAATACCATCATCGCACAGGCATGAATTGACTGAGCCTTTGGTGCTGGCATTATCAGCATCACTTCATTGATGAGGTCGGAGTGTTCAACAACAAAGTTCTTCACCCGTGAATGAGCACAGGCTATCTTGAACAGGTCTTCAGGCTTCCTGTCCTTGACGTCAAACACTTTCATCATTTCGTTCGTTTCCTGGAAGTCCAACCCGTACACACGAGCCATATCCTTGATGGCTGCTCGTAACTGTAATGCGCTGTAAGTTCCCACGGAACACACCTGTTTCCAGCCGTACCGTTCTTCCATGTATTTCTTCACACGGGGACGGTCTTCACCAGGATAGTCGCAGTCAATATCAGGGAGTGATACCTTAACACGTCCTGCGTTCAAGAAACGCTCAAAGAGTAGGTCGTATCGCATTGGGTCTAACTTGGTAATCCCCAACAGGTAGGAGACAAGACAACCACCAGCCGAACCACGACTGATGCCCGTCATTATACCGTTACGATGACACCAGTTGATAATGTCCCAAGTAATTAGGAAGTAGTCAATTGCTTCCCCTAACTTTATAACACCCACCTCTCGGTCTATTCGTTCCATAATGACCTCTTCACCCCAATCCTCAATGAGGTCTGGGTGACGCTCAAGACCGTCGGCTATAAGAGACCAAAAGAGGTCTTCATTTGTTTCGAACTGTTTTGCCTCTTCCTTTGTCATCTTATAGTGAGGCAAGTGTCTCTTCTTTACGTCGATGACAAAGGTTATCGCCTCAGCAATGTTTTCGAGGAATTCCAACCCTTCCATGAAACGGCTGTACACGTCCATAAACCCTTCTTCGGTATCCGGAAACATTTGAGCCAACTCAACAAACAGTTGGTCGTTCGATTTAAAGTATTGATTATCGCTCTCGTAGGCAGTTGTTCCACCAATACTATGTAGGCGAGGTCTGATACAACTGTACTCCTCGTCAAGATACCACGCATCAACCGACGGAACGGGTAACAGGTTCTTGTCCTTGAAGAATTTCTTCAGGTTCGTCAGATACCATTCGTCACGGTTATCATCTACATATTCGCATGGGTCTAACTGATAAACGACAGCGTCTATATGCAAGTCTTTCAACTTGTCGTAATCCGTTGTCTTCGGGTCAAGAAACATAATCAAATCATCGTTGTTAGTGGTGATTTTATTGAAATCCTCAAGACCGATGTACTTCGGATTGTCACAGTTGATGAACTTGTTTATAGTAAGGAGGTCTCGCCAACCCTTGTCGTTCCTTGCGTACACCTTAACAGTGAAGCGGAAATCCCGAGGCTGGTCATATACCACACACTCCATACCAATCACGCTCTTGATGTCGTTCTTCTGGCATTCCGCTTGGAACTTCAACGCTCCGGCAAGTGAATTCTTTTCACAGATACCCAACGTCTTCACTCCAAGAAACTTTGCCTTCTTACACCAGTCGGCATACGTTCCCGTCCCGGACATCATTTCATATTGACCATGAACTCCCAAGAATACAGGGGTTTCAATTTCCTGTTTCGCCTGACCGATATATTTCAGCCGTGTGAGTTTCACGTCATTCTCTTTACCTTTGGCGAGCATATAATACACTCCTCCAAAACTGAATGCGTAGAAGTCACATGATGTTTCGACGGATTCCTCTCCCGAGCCTTTACGCTTCGGGTCGGCAGGAATACCAACAAAGTTGAACCCGTCATCAAACAGTGCACCGTCATACGCTGGCTGATACAATTCAAAGGTCTTCCCTCCTATCTCGACCACATAGTCAGAAATAGGAGCGAAGTCCATTAAATTCTTCTCAAGATATTCTTTGAATTTATCCATTGATTTTCTGCTTAACAAGTTCCGTTATATCGTCACCATCCTTACAACCCAACGACAGGAAGTATTGAGCAAACTTCTCGCTGACATGGTCATTCAATTCATAGGAGTCCGAATGATAATCACAGAAGTATATCTGAACTTCTTTACCTGTCGCCTCGGCAACCTTGAAGATAGCCTCAGCCTCACAGTCGAAACGCAATGAGCCAAACACGATATCGCACATAAGAGCGTCTTCTTCAGACATCTTTGCCCAACTGTTCGTAACAGCGTTTGCCGTCCAACGTGCCCATACGTCTTCTCCAGCCAATGACTTGAGATATTCGCCTGTACGCTGTAACAGTTCACGACCCTCAACCCGTACCGAGTCAAGAATATTAGGAGACTCTTCTTGAGGCTTGAACGGTAACAAGATGTCGCTGCTCAACTGTTTCCACTTCGCATACGCTTCACCCGTACAGTCAATCTTCTTTGATTCCCCTGTAAAGATGTTCATCAACGTCTGGCGAATTCCTTCACTGAAATCTCCCATAATCATGGGTCGTTCTTCACACGCAGCACCAACCATAAGTGCTTCTGCTTGGTACGATTTACCGGAGCCAATAACCCCTACCAAGCCATATATCTTTCCTTTAAGGCTCATATTGATTCATGAATTTTTGAATGCTCTTGAAGAGTTTCCAGCCGTCCGTGTACTTCTCCAACAGTTGTTCGCAGTTTGTGATACAAGTCAATAACTTCTTGGACGTGTTTCCCAGAGCCTGTTCGTTCTTACAGAATATCCATAAGTCCAAATAATCACAGGTCTTGAAAAGACGGTACTGGAGGTCAGTCATTGTCTTCTTAATTTCTTCATCGGAATACGGCAACAGGTTCACGTCGCCATGACAGATTTCGTATTCAATGATATCCCATGCCGCAGCCGTGTTCTCATTGAATTTCTTTACGCACGCATTGAGGTCGCCTGTAACACTTTCCACGTAGTCGTGGAGTAACACCTTGTCAAACACGTTGATGTCGTAAGCAACGTCCTCTTCTGAGGCAAACCAACGAAATAACATGCCTACCACCAACCCATGCTCCAAGAGGTTGTACCCCCTGTGATGGGGGGTATTAGGCAACCTCTGAATGTCTTTCATCCCTAACAGGATGTCAATCTTCTTGAAATTCATAACTAAATCGTCTTTATTTTAGTGAATAATTCTTATCCGATGAACAGTTCGTTCAGTAACGGGTTCCGGAACTCTACCAACTGTTTTGTCCAATAACGGAAGATAACCTTTGCCCAGTCAGAGAACATCTCATCTTCAAACTTTTCAATATCCGCACGCAATAACTCGAAGTCCTGTTCTGTACGGTTTTCACTGTTACGACAGTTTTCTTCGAACTGGCTCAACTGAGCGATAAGCGCATCGAACTCCTCTAAAGTTTTAAACGTCGTCTTATAGGAAAAGTTTACTCCGGAAGGATACGAATTTGGGTCTCTTTTAGCGATTTCTTCAGCCAACGGAATGAAGTCCTTATAGACATGAAGATTGTCTGCCTTGTGGTAATATTTCCCGACAGGCACGCCCACTATCGCTGCGACGTACTCCTGCATCAATGTAAAGTTGAACACGTTCACCGCACTGAACCCCCAGATAAGGTCATTCGAACGGATATCCACGTAACAGTTCATCTTTCCATTCACTATCATGAAGTGGATTGAACGGGTACACGGTGTATCCTTTGTGAGGAGCAATGGAGCCTTTTCCCCGTCCTCTTCATTCTGATTGAAGTTGTCAGAGATAGGGTCGTGAATTGTGATAACCGCTTCACGGGTATCGATGTCCTGCTTGAACTTTTCAATGACGAACCGTAATTGGTCAGTCACGTTCTGGTACAGTCCGGGAGCCTTCAATTTTGAATAACGACCGTTTTCGTCTGCTTTACCGTTCTTATACTGTCGCGGAAGTAACTTTCCGGACAATGTTACCATCGAATCAAAATTGTCCCCGTAACGACGTATTCTGGGTCCATATCCCGCTCTCATGAACTTCCCATCATCTGAAAAGTTTACAAGGTTCTTCACGTAGGAAGCAGGCATCTCAAGACTGTTATCCCCACGAGCCAACCACAGGGACTCAATCCACCCCAATGTTTTGTTCCATTTACGCTCCGGAACACGAACATAGCGGTCGGTCGGATTAGTTATCTCAATGAGGACGGCTCCAGGGAACTCACGACATTCGAACCCTCTTCGGGTAACGTCAATCCCTTTATCCATCAACTCCTTACAAAGTAGCACCAGCGCACTACTCAAATTTTCTGCTTGAAAATACATAAGTCTTTCTTGATTTAATCGATTAATAATTCTCCTGGCTTGGGCAACTTAGCATTCCACTTCGGGGGGAAGACGAACTCAATCTTCTTCGGACTCTTTTCGTAGGTGTGCTTGATACGTTCATTTCTACCTTTGTTGAAAGACGCTCCTAATCCCTTTGCAAACTTCGATGTTTCACAGAAACAGTTCTGAAGATTTGTAAGAGTAGGAACAGGCTCCCACGGTAACGGGTTCCACTTCATACCTGTCTTTTCGCAGAAGTCACCCATCAGCCTTTCAAAGTTGTCGTGAACCCACTTGATAGTGCCCACATAGTCATAACGCTTTCCGGACGCTCCGTCAAATGTCCAGCCGATACCTTTCAACGACCCTGGACCAGTGATGACAAAATCGTTTTCCGAAAAGTTGAACAGGGGTGAATAATTCAGGTCAATGCAATATTGCTGAGCCGTGAAGTCCCCATATATCTTCATCTTACGGAATACCCAATACAAGTCCTCAAAGGTCTTCGCCTCTAAGAAGTCATACAAGTGTCCGTTCTGAAAGATTTCATCTTCGAAGATACGAAAGTGGGCACGATGCTTGCTCATCCCTGTAATATGTTTATATTCGGGATATTGATAGAAGAAGCAGTTCACGATGTAGGCATTACCATATATCGTGTCTCCGCCATCAACAACCTTGTCAAGAAACTTCGCTATGTTTTCCAAGCCTGTTTCGTAGGTGATGTCCCCGAACTCCTTTTCCAACAAATCCCACGTTTCGTTCTTATTGAAATGCTTGAAAAGCAATATGCGAAAGAACATATCCTCTGGTTCATACTGTTTGCCATTGTAAATTACACGGCTCAACAGGTATTGGCTGACCCTATCCAAGCATCTATAAACATTGGTGAACTTGAATCCCCGAAGTATTTCATCGTCTGTCCATGGTCCAACCTGTCCATTGTACTTTTTCCAGAAAATGTTTTGTCTTTCGCATATCCAATACAAAAACCAATTAAATGTTTCTAATGGAACTGGCTTAAACGATTTTATATCTTTTCCCATTCGTTAATTCTCTTGATTTTATAAATTTACATAAAGATTTCCGGCACACCCCTAAAGATTCTTTAGCAATTCCAATTGAATCAAAAGTCCTCAAAATTTCCCCTGAGTCAGAAATTTCAATCACTCTTTTAGAACGTTCCCGTTTAAAATCTTCAGAATGATGCTTACCATAAAAAGGATTCTTTTCTCCTAATTTTGATTTAGAAAGATTTAACTTGTGAGTTTCAGAAAATTTCCTTCCCTTCCTTGCTAAAGACATTTTCAAACGAACCTCTACAGAGGCTTTCTTTCCTAAATGTGCTTTAGAAATACGCTTTCGACCCTCTTCGGTTAAATAACACTTTCCTCTTCTACTTTCCGCAGATTTTCTTATTGATTCTTTTGATGGATGATAACCCTTTCGAGCTAAAGACATATTTCTACGACCTTCTTCTGAAACTTTCCAAGACGCACCCAATGTGCCTTCACCACCATCCGTCGTATTGTACCCGTTGCGTCGGGTGTCGTACTTCTGAATGAAGTGTCTCTCAAGGAAGTCAAGCTTCGCTTTAAGAGCCTGTAAAGAGGAAGCCTCAACCGATATGACTTCCTCTATTGTGAAGTTCTTGGAACCGTACTTTCGAATCGCTCTATGAAACTTGAGAGCGGAACCGTTGTTAGCGGAAACAACATGCTGGCGCCACCGTGCCTCAATCGACCTAACAGTTTGCCCAAAATACGGCTTTCCATTCTTTAGGCAAGTGACGCAATATATTATCCCGCGCTCCATTATTTACCTTTCTCAAACGTTTCAAAAGAGTTTCTTTCAATGTAGTCCGACGCTTCACAGAAAGCCACGAACTCTTCACATAGTTCTGACAGCCCAAAGAAATTGAAAATATGAACACCCAAGTCCCAGACCGGAGCGTCATACGGTTGGTCGTGAAGAACCACACAACCGCCAGCCTCATTCACCTCTTCTCCCTCTCTTTGAGCCTTTTCGAAGTCGTGCATAAAGGTTCTGTGCTTTCGCCACATGCAATCTCCCTTAGGAGGCTCGCCAGACCTGTATGCTATCCGAGCACAATACTCATCCCATTGGTCGTCACGGTAATCATACCTGACATGGAGAATGTTCGTAAACTCACTCTCTCCGCATAAATCCAAGGGACGCAATCGCCATGATACAGTTGTTCCTGCACCATCAATCAAAACTCCATGCCCTGCCTTAGACGTTTCCTTCAAGAAGTAGGATAGACCCTCAGCCTTGCACAGTCGCGACGTCATACTGTCGTAACCTTGCCAGCGTCGGGTACCGCCATTCTCATAGAATTTCCCAACGAAAACCATATTGAAGTCCTCGGAGTAAACCCCGACTTCCTTTTCCTTTCCGTCAAGTGTCTTAAACTTGTATGAGCGGAGTTTCATACCTAATGATTCGAGGAACTCGAGGAAGAGGTAAACCCTTGTAGATTTACCACTCCCCGAGATGCCTTTAACCAATACTATGGATTCCCCGTCAACCATTTACTTCTTCTTTGGAGTTTTCTTTGCGGGTGCAGGTTTGGCGTCCTCAGCCAGTTCCAACGCTGTTACACGTTTCTTGATAGGCTTGTCGTCACCGAACTTGACCATACACTTTTCTTTTCCGTCTCCGGACTTGTACAGGCGAGTGATTTCACCAACAGCGTCCTCGCCTTTCAGGATAACTTTCGAACCTACTTTCAGTCCCGGAATTTCTTCCGATTCTTCGAGGTTCTGACGTTTTGTTTCACGAGGAGTCTTGTCGGCTTTCGCTGACCTCTTTTCCTTCATAGACTTGTCTAATTTAGACGGAGTCTTGCGGTTTTTCTGACGTTCCTCGTACTCTGCCTCAGCCTTTGCCAAGCGTTCTTCCTCTTCCGGAGTCAGTTGTTCTTCTGACTGATAGGTAGAGTTGCGTTTGTTCTGACGTTTCATTGCTGCTTCGGGTGAACCGTCTTCAGGGTCGGGGTCTTCAGCAGCCTCTTCTTTCGCAGCTTTCTTAGGAGCAGCCTTTTTGTCAGCTTTCTTTTCAGCGACTTTCTTGGCTGGAGCTTTCTTAGGAGCTTCCTCTTCTTGAGCGGTTTCGCCACCTAATTTGTCAAGGAACTCTTGAGCTACCTTAACTTCCAATTCACTTGAATTTTCATCATTGATGATTTCTTCGAGCTTTTCAGCATCGAACTTTCTGTACTTCATCCGAAGTGCTAATGCATTACTTGCCATAATCGTTTTTACTTTTAATTATTAAAATTGTTTTTCTGTGATGTTTTATCACTTATCTCGCTACAAATATAACTGGAAATTTTCGAAAAGGTTTAATTTTCTCCCCGAAAAATCGAAATTATTTTTTGCCGGAATGACCAAATCCACCCGCACCTCTCTCAGTGTCAGTGAGTTCTTCGACTGAAGAAACTTCGACAACTTCCTCGACTTTTGCATACGGAGCAAAGACGATTTGGGCAATTCTGTCACCATTCTCGATTGTTTGTGGTTCTGTCGACAGGTTAATCAACGGAACACCTACTTCCCCACGATAATCCATTTAATTTTGGAGATTGTTAATCTAACAGGCTCTTTATCCTGCTATTTCTTTGCTTTATTTTGTTATATGCAAAGTTCAGACTATATCTTCACTTTCTTTTGAAAGGCAGGGCACTCGTGTCAGCATTACTGTCCTCAACCTTACTTGTTTGGACTCGGCTGTTAGTCGTTGAACCTTCAAGAACATTACTGTTCATGCTTGGCTGCTGATTGCCCACTTCTGGGTTTTCCAGCAATTCACCCTGTTTTAAGACGCCAATTATTCTGCCTGTTTTATTGTCTCTAATAATTGTCTTTTCAAAATTATGAATTGTCGTATGCTCTCCGCGAGTTAAAACTTCAAGATTTTCTAATCGATTGTCAGTCTTATCTTCATTTATATGATGAACATCGTAACAATCTTTCAAAACTATCCAGCCACATATATTTTCAAACAGTTCTTTAGAAAACTTGTCATAGTTTCTTTCAATGATTAATCTGTGTTTCAATATATAAGTTGCCTTCCCTCTATCTCGAATTTTACCACCTTTAGGATGTCCAGGAACATTTTCCATTATATAACCTGCTGAATTTATCTTTTCATCATGCTTATAGGAACTATTCAACTCCCCTGTCAATCCAAACTGATGGTTCCCCTCACCCGTCATATATCTTGAACGTAAAATCTTTCCACATTCTTTTGAGCATGAAACTCCATGAATTTGACGTTTAAGTCTTGACGGCTTTACCCACATTTTAACTCCACAAATTGAACATTGACAATTTGGTTCTCTATCAAATTTTCCCATACCATTTATATTTATCGGCACAAAGTTAGTCAACTTTAATAAAGAACCATAGACTCTTATCAAGCAGTCATTAAAAGTCCAGCGTCTATCGTTCCGGGAGCATTGATTACGGTCAGACCCTGTTTAACAGCGTAACCGCTGCGAGGTCTAACCTGACCCTCGTACCCCTGTTCGATTTCCATGTACAAACCAGTAGGAATGATTTTACGCTCCATAGGAGCCAACGTGATTGAACCCTCGGGAAGATAAGCACGCAAGTCCATACCCGAACTGTCTGGAGTTTTGTACTCCGGCAGAGCATTTGTGCTCTTGTTTACGATTTTTAATTTCATACTGTAAATGATTAAAATGAAATGTTACAACCAATCAAAATTGTTTATAATTGTGATGTCATTATATTTAACGAGAAAATCACCTTTCGAGCCTCGAATTTTGACTTCCTCCTTAGCAGGATTGTTGCTTACGACCTCCATTATCGTCCCTTTATACAGGACTTTGGTATCCCTGTAAAGAATATACCAACGGTCATAATTTCCCTGAACTCTCCTCTGTTCTTCGTCTTTGTACTGAAACGCTGGAAGACCTTTCTTTCCCCAGAAATTCTTTTCGACGAACTCCACCACATTATATCCAGGAGTGAATATACTGTCGACGTTGAATTTCACACTCAACTCAATAATCTTAAACCGCTTCTTCTTAGCAATATCCGCTGCAACTGACGCATACGTTCCATTACGGTATATAGAGGAACGTAATTTGTGAGTCAGATACTCCAATTGAAGCCGTGTCAAAAACTGTCTGTGGCGCAGTCCTTTGTCCTCACAGGTTTCTTCTCTTACTTTGTCCATAATTACTCAAATTTTTATTTCCATAAATATCCTCGATAAGGCAAACCATCCTCAAGTCTTTTCCTTAAAGTATGCCCATTCAATTTCAGTTCTCGTTTGATATCAATTATAGTATTCCATTCTTTAATAAATATTCCACCCTTCGAATATTGAAATACTTTTCTACAATTATTTTGATACCCAGGTTTTCCCGAATTCGCTTCTGATATTTTTCTTTTTGTTTCTTCTGAATGATGTTTTCCATATAATGGATGATTCTTTCCAGAAAGTTTATGATTTCCGAAATTCGAATTTAATTCCCCAATTCGTAATTTAGCAGCATCGCTCATTCTTTTCAAAGTCTCATCCGAAAATTTTCTACCTTTCAAGGCTTTGCTGATTTTAGCAAGTGATTCTTCAGAAAGATTTACTAAACCATCCCCACCATCTGTCGAATTATACCCGTCAATCTTAGTGTTGAACCGCTTTATAAGCCTCATTTCAGCGTAGTCAAGTTTCCTCTTGAGAGCATCCTTCGTAGGAGCCTCCACGAACATCACCTCTTCGACCAGGAAGTTCTCCTCACCATACTTTCGTATGGCTCGGTGGAACTTGTGGTCGGAGCCTCGCTGAGAAGAACGAACATGCCGTCTCCAACGACTCCTTATAGAGAGCATCGTTTGCCCGAAGTACAGTTTCCCAGTGGGCAGACAGGTGACGCAATATATGAAGCCTTTCTGAATCATAACTTTCCCAAATAAAAATTTAACGGGTCTTCAACATTTTTCAAAACATCTTCAAGTTCTTCAATTGAAATATTTCCGGGGTCTACTCCTGGAGTTCTAATTGCTGCAACCCAAACTGAATCAAACAAATCCCTCATTCTCAAGGCTGCTTCTTTACTTTCTTTTATTGTTCCATAGTCGTACAAAAGAATTATATTCTTCACTTTCTTTTTCAAAAGCATATCAATTTGTCCCCGACCAATAGAATTCCCAAAAGTAAAGCAACATTTCAGCCAATCCTTTTCTGTTAAGTTCAAAAGATTTGAAATTCCTACATAATCAAAAATCCCTTCAACCAAAATAACCGTTTCAGTCCTTCCCTCTATCAACTCATCACAACCCCCTAACAGGTCTTGAAAGTTATTCTCGGAGTTCCTGTAACGTAACACCAAGTCAGCCTCGTGACGCTTGTATGCCTCAAGATTTTCTTTGTGCCATTCCTTCGAATACCTACTGCGTGCCCACCACGCCACACACACTCCGTTGACTTTCATCTTAAAGATGATGAAGTTCTTCAACTTCGCTTCCAACGGTGTATTGGTATAGGATGGCTCGAACTCCGCATAGTGTTCAGGTCGGAACCCACGATTATTCAGGTACTCATCATCCACAAGTGGTTTCAGCCGTAACGGAAGAGTAACAGGCTTTAATTCCTCTTCCTGTACCTGTTCCGCATCACCCTCCATCCACTTCGATGTCTCCCCCTGAATATCACCTATCTTTGGACAGTTCTCAAGTTCATTCGGCTTGACTGTATAGGAGTGTTTCGCGAGGTCTGTTCTACCGAGTTTCTTGAGGAACTCATAGACGGATACCTTACGAGGACACTTCCAACAGTGGAACGTCGCAACGCCATTCATATTGAAGATGATACCCCACTTCCCTGCTTTTCCGCAGAAAGGACAGTCCATATCCTTATTCGTGAGCCACCCCTGTGAACCAAATGGCGTGAGATTAAAATCAGCGATTATCTGTTCCTTATCGTACCGCATAACGAAATTATTTCTTGCGAGGTACAGGCTTCCTCGTTGTCTTCGGAGTTTCCTGCACACCCTTGTTTGCTAAATATTCCTTGAGCGACTGTTTAGTCTGTCGCTTATTCAACGTCTCTTGTGGCTCCTGCGCAGCCGTTTCACCCTCGCCAACTACCTTTGTTCCGTACACTCCTGGTGCTATCTCTACTCGCTCCTTCTTCTCCCCAACGGCTGCTTCTCCGTTACCTTTACGGCTGCGACGGCTCTCAAGCCTGTCAAGAGCCGACATATCCAACACCTGCTCAACGATTGTTGAACGTGATATATCGTAGAAGAAGCCGTTCTCGTAATTAGTAGGGATTCGAATGATGATACCATTGTTTCGGTAGTTTCGTAACTTATCACAATAGATACGAGCCATGTTCTGTTTACCCTCTTCGATTGTGATGTTACCTGTAAACACGAACGAGAATGGCTTGATAAGTGTACGGTCGCCCTCTGTATTCTGACGAGTGATTACCCGTGTTGGGTCGTTCCACACTTCAATAGGAACGTCTCCCGTCTGGGTTGCTGTGATTACGGCACAGTCGTATTTCTTCGCGATATCCTTTAATCGCTGGGCACACTTCTGTAACCTGTATTTGATGAAGTTCGGGTCGAAGTCAATCTTCTTGTTTTCCCCTGTCAATAACAGGTCAATAGAGTCGACTGTGACCAAGTCGGGATAATACCCATACTCTTTCTTATAGTCCTCTATCGCAGCCACCAAGTCGGCTATCGTCATGTCCATCATCTCTTCAGAAGCGTACACGTCAATATCACTATTTACTGTCTTTGCCCTCTTGATAAGTGCTGAGATACGTTGTCGGGTCTCGTCGCTGACATCACCCCTCATGATTTTCGCATAGGTAGTGTTCGCCAACATCTGGTCAAACTTAACAACCGCCTCATCACGACCACCCTCTAACTGAAAGTGAAGACAATGATTATGGGCGATTGATGTATTGTACCAAGAGAAGTATTTAAGAGCCGTGGATTTACCAACACCAGAACGCATGATTAGAAGAACAGTATCCTGACGAGGAATTCCCCCATCAGTAATTTCGTCAATCGTTGATATTCCTGTCGGTATCTTTGCCCGACGTGTTTCATCCTCGGCTTTCATTTGTGCCGTTCCTATGTTACGATAGAAATCCCTGTACACCCGTACAAATTTTCCTCGGAACTTGTCCAAGGAGAAAGCGTTTATTTCCGCCATTCTTTTCTCAAGAAGAAGCATCGCTTCCTCTGGCTTTCCTTCATTATACATATCCGACACTTCGTGCTGAGTAGCAACAAACGTCTGGCGTCTAATAAAGGTTTCCAATTGCCGTGTCATGGGTTCTACCTCTGGAAGTTTAATTCCCTTGACCTCAGCAATCTTCTTTGAAACTTCCTCGTTGTTAGGGAAGGTCATTTCCACCATACCGAATGTCGCCAGATTACCTGTTTTCTTCATCGTATCTGCCAACACTTTCAGCATCGCTTTGCACCCTCCCAATTCTCGGGGGAAGTTACTTAAATCAAGATTATCTACCACCAACTCCGCAAACTGTTTATTCGCAAAAGCCAACCTCAACATTTCCTCTACAAAGTTAGGTGATAGAATAGCATCAACTTTTTTACCCATACTAAATTATTTAAACTGCGTCAATTTTTATCATTACAGTGCTCTCTCGTAACTTGTTAATCGCCATGAAAGAGGAAGACACGGTATCATCGTGCCCACTGATACTCTCAAGAGTCCCTTTATCGCTGCGGAACGCAACCGAGTTGAACTCCCCAAACATCTGGTCAATCTTAGCAGCCGTGTCAGGATGATACGGACACTTGATTACACCTCTCTCAAATAACGCTGCAAGTGATGCCCACCCTGTTCTCAGGTCTTTCTTATTCCCGGAGGTCGTCGTGAACGGTGTAATATTCTTGATACCCATCTGAACGCACATATCTGCCAATATACTTTGAAAGCCGTTGTTTTCTACGACTATCTCGTTTGGCTTGAACACCCTGTTCAGGAGGTCAATCTTCTGTATCTGTTCATTGTGAGACAACCCCTTTTCCCGGAATATATAGAGGAGATAATAATTCCCCTGAACATCCTTTCCCCAGACTGTATAACAGGTGAAGTCGGCTCCCACATTTCCTGAGACAGCGAAGTCACAACCCATGACCACCCTCTGTAACTTGATAGGGAACGACTCTATGTTATCAACGAGCCTGACGTTTTCCATCCCGATTGTACTCCTCTTTAATATCTCCCAAGGGAAGATTGTACTGTCGTCGGAAATAGGTACGACCAAATACTCACGAGAGAATACGAGCGTCCCCAGAGACGCTTTTTCCTCCATAAGTTTTGCCCACGTAAAACGGTCAGGAGCCAACAGGCGACCGTCCGGAAATATGGCTGGGTACTCAAAGACACGGAACTTCGGGTCTTTCTTTAATTCGGCATACAAGTCCTCCTGCTGATATGGCGTGTTATGAGATACAATTCCATTTGAAATAAATGAATGAGTTTCTTTCATTGAAAAATCAACCGTAATAGACTCAGATTCTTCAATTTTCTTAATAGGAAGGAAAACATACCCACTTTCAACATTTTTTATAAATGTTCTTGTATCTTCATTTTCAAAACCAGAACCCTTTACCCATTTAACAACTTTTTCTAATTCAGAACGTTTATGAATACTAATCGTGTTTCTACTTTTAAATCTTAATTTTTCTAACCCATATTTTTTCTTATCTTTAGCAGTCAAACTAATTTCTTTCCTAATTCTTTTCATTAGTTCTGACTGATAAGGTATCTGCATAACAGAACAATCAATTAATGTATTAGAAATGTTTCGATATTTGTCACCTTTTCCTGAATGAGGGAAACCAATTTTTTCCATAAAAATATGAACCATTTCTTGTGAGGTTATTCTAAGAAGATACCCCATACGATTTGATTTTACTTTTTTAGAAGATTGACATTTTTTAGGATTTACAGACGATACAATCCCCATATTCAAAAGAACGAACTGTATTTGTTTTATCAATTTTTCACTAACTGAAAAACAGCTAACATGACAATGACCAGAATCATCAATTGTCATACACCCATCACCATCAAAATATCCCGATAAAAACTTACATAATTCCCTTTCACCTGAATGTAATATTTTATTTGGAATTTCTTTTGTATTAGATAAAAGTCCTATTTTATAACCCAAGGATTGAAATAGCTTAGACTTTTCATTACGATAGTATCTCATACTCAACCTTCCTCTTACAGGTCTAAATTCCTGTTCATTTATCAAGTAATCTCGAATCCCTTTCACGCCTTTTATTATAGAAACACGGCTTTCTGACAAAACACCATCAGCAATACAAAGTCCAATTTGATAGAGGTCATCATCTGAAACTTTCAAAGGTTTACCCCATACCCCTGCTCCAACCTTTATTGCAACAAAATCTCCAACTTTTAAATCTTTTGCCTTTCGCCACTCAAATAACCCCTTTTCATTGCAAACCATTATTGGGTGAATGTAGCTTGTTTCAAGTTTCAAACCCTTTTTAAGAGTTATTACTTTTGTCTTCGTTAGCCCATTAATATAATATTCATTTGCAATTTCAAGTTTAGTTCCGTTGTAAACCTCTTTTCCATAAGGATAATATCCTTTATCAGAAGTAATAGGAACTGGAGCTAATTCACCTATTTCAAAAATTCCATTATCGGTTAAAACAAGTGTATCAGGGGTAACACACCCGTCGACAATATTATATCCATAGGGTTCTACAATCGGAGTGATAGCACCTTTAAACAGGTCTCTCAACTTCTCACGCTGTTCCAGTGAATAGATACTACTCTCGTCTGGTAAGTCATCGCTGACCGCTGCCCCCACGTGAAGACCACGAATAAACCCGTCCTTTCCACGGAGGTGAAGTTTCGTTCCGTTCTCGCATTCAATACTTGTCGCTGCCAGTGAAGCCTTTCCAGTAGGGTTCAGTTTTGCTGCCAAAGCCTCATTCACACGGATTTCCTCAACCACCTTGTCGATGTGCTGTTTACCCAGTTTCTCCGTGTTCGTAATAATACAGGTTTCCTGGCGATTTTTATTGTCAGGAATATCAGGTCGCATAAACGTCGGACGTCGGTAACTGTATAATCTCCACAGCGGAAACGCCATACAGAACTCGTAGGAATTGTGAACGACTGTACCATCCTCTAACTGAAACAGGTGGTCACCATCGCACATAAACCCGTAATAAGACTCTTCCCCAATAGGTTCAACCGTTATATTCCCACGCTCGAATACAGGCTTATCGTAAGAGAACACCCTGTACCCCTGGAACCGTCTTTGCTTCTTGACGGGATATTTCAGGAATTGTCCCATTTCTATTTCGACATACTTCTTCCGCTTCGTGTCAAAGAGGCACATCGTGTGCGCTCGGTTCACGGCATACGGCATACCATTCTCCTGCTCAACCCTGAACATCTGAGCACGACCGATATGTCGTGTCAGAACCTTTCGGGGAGTGAAGTCTAATCCCATTACTTCCATTCCGGGATAAATGTCCTCTATATTCTTCACGGAAAAGTCAGCCATCAGCACCCGTGTGCCTCTCGCAAAGCATTTACCGTGAGAACGAGCAGCAAGATATGCGCTGTTCGGATAGAGTTGCACCATGTTTCCCCATTCAAGATTTCTCCAACCCTGACGGAAATTAGGAAGCATAGTTGTCTTGAAATAGTTGTACGACTGAACTTTCAGCGTCTCATCCATTGACTCTTCCAATTGGTCAATGTAGTTGAGCCGTTCAGTTTCAAGCGTGGTATTTAGGGAAAGAACATTATTCGTCTGAATGAAAATTTCCGATAACAGTGCATCGACGTCACCACCATAGCCACCAACCAATTGATTGATAGCCACAGGTGGTAACGACTCAAGCACGTTGAACGCAGTAGAGAATACCGTGTCCAACTGTTTGTACGACAACTTTAAATCTTCATTAAAATGTATCATACCAATTGGAACCTTTCTCTAAATCTTGACTCTTTTCTTGTAGATGAAATTGCTGCCACAGGCGAAGAACCCCCTGTGCCTCTCATGTGCTCAATGTACTTCAGCATGAGTTGAGCGTTTGCTCGGGTATCCACCAACGCACGGTGGGCATCTACCAACTCAACACCCTCCAGTCGGCAGCACGTACCGAGTTTATAATTTTCTTGCTCTACTGCCCGATACCACCCCAATTTCATTGTATCTTCAACAAATTTAACATATTCCCATAAATTATCTTGCTGAAACTCAAAGAGTCCTTCGAAAAACGGAATATCGAATAATTGAAAATTGTGTCCACACAAAATTGTGCCCACACGGGGATTTTTATACTTCGTCAAAAATGATTTCACGGACTGATAAACATTTTTGACACTTTCCCCATTTTCAGTAAGATGCTTCAATGATAAACCATGAACTCTTTCGGATTCTGGGCTGTATTCTAACCCATCTTTATAAGGTGAAATTATTTCGCTATATTCATCAACTATTTTCAAGTTGACTAAATCAATAGCAACCAGCGCAACCTCACACAATGGAACATCGAAAAAAGCCTTCTTTTCTGGCTTCCCTTTAGAAGCCTTACAAGGCAACCCTCCTGTTTCGGTATCCGCAACTACCATAAAATTTGCAGTCGTTTTCATATCAAAATCTATTTTAATTTGTAACTAAATTCAAATCCATCAACACTTATAATCTTCCCCAAACAACAGCGATTTATTCTACCAATTCCAATAGAAGTTTCTAAAGCAGCCTGAGTTAAACTATCAAAAGTTTTCAGCAACTTTCCATCTAAATATTGGTAAACTGCTTTCCTTCCAACTCCAGTCCTACCTTTGAGAGAATCAGAAATATGTTTCCTCTGTTCAAGAGTTCTCTTCTTTCCCCGAAGTTTTTCTGCTCTATTTTCTATTTCTATTGTGGACTGTTTTCTTCCTCTTAATGGGGAAATACGCTTTTCTATTTCTTCCTCAGATTGTTTCTTGCCTCTATTTCCTGAGCCCATTTTATACAGAATTTCTTCAGTAAACTCATACCCACTTCGACCACCCGAAGTTGAATTATAACCATTCTTATAGGAATCGTAAAAAGAAATCCAATATTTTTCTCTTTCATCCAACCATTTCACGCATTCAACTAAATTTTGAAATGGTTTCTTTTCAAGGCATTCAACAGAAAAAGAATCTTTACCGTATTTTCGAATTGCTCGATAAAACTTACAGTCCTTTATTCGTTTCTTTGTTTTAAATGCCGTCCGGATATGCCGATTAAATCTTCGATGATATTCATGAGTAACCTGACCAATATAAACTTTATTAGTCTCAGAGCAAGTCACCATATAAATATATCCAGTCATAATCGTCTTTATTTTTAAGAAATCATAAACTTTAAGTCTTCTAAATCTCGGTCTCTTGTTTCGATGTCATCATACACCAACGTCAGGTTGACGACAGGGTTCTTCTCACCCTTTAACCCCAACGGGAAATCGTTCAGCACGATTGTAGGCTCGCCCTCAACCGTTATGTCGCCTCGGCATTGAATGACATAGAACTTGATAAGAACTTGGTTGGTTCTATCGTGAAACTGAAAGACTTTCGAGTTGAACTTCTTTTCAAGTTTCTCAATGAACCTCGTGAAAGCCTCAAGAAACTTTTCCTCGGTCTCTGAATTCTCTTCTGATACTGTTAGGAGGTCAGCCAACCGCTTCGCACCAAACAGCAAGCAAAGCCTCACGAGGATACCTGTTATTCTTTCATCCATTTCGGTTGCAAATTTAATAATTATTACTCGTCTTTACAAACTGAACTTCTCGCTCCAAATTCGTACTTCGTGTGGCAATCTTCGCAAGTCAGTTCGATGTTACTTTTTACCAGCCTTAACTCGGGATATGCACCCTTTGATTTGATGTGGCTAAAATAAATCGGTTTAAGCGGTTCTAAGAGACGCTTCCCACAATGCGTACAAATGTGAGGACGCTCCGCCCATATTTCCTTAAAGAGAGCCAATTCACCCGTTGCTGGTCGGAGTTTAGGTTTCTTTGCTTTACTCCTTTCAGCACGTACCTCAAATCGTGACTTCCCGTTGTGAAGTCTTTTATAATTACAATCATCGCACAGGCACTTTGTTCGGTTCGTGATGTACCGATGTTTCCCGCACCCGTTGCATATCTGATATTTTTCAGTCGTCTTCGCCATAGTCTGTCATACGTGATACTTCCCTTATTGTAACGTGAGAACCCTGTAATTGCTGTGTCTCCGTAGCACTCTTCTTTTCAGCACTTTCCGAGATTTGTTCGTACAGGCTTTTCCCGCTGGCGTCCTTTGTTCCAAACAACATCTTACAGTCCTTTTCGAACGGACAAGTATAACAGATTTCATCCTTCGGATTGTAGGGACTACTCCCGAACTTCGCTTCACAGAAATTCGGACCCGATATTCTTGACATTCTCAACCGTTCCCTGCGAAACACGTCATCCGATACCGCTTCATAAGTGTTTGTCTTGACAGGGTTCACCAACTTCTTCTCACGTGCCCAATCCCTTGCATGCCACTTTGCTTCATCAGAATATTCATTCCAACGTCTCCATGCTTCTTTCCCCATGAACCAACTCGGCATCGGTTTGCGTTCATGGTCTTGACCCACAAAGACATAGAATTGAAATAGGAGGAAGTTCCAAATGAAGTCCGCTCCCGCAGTCGGGGGAAGCGTTTCCATGAAAGAAACAACCGCAGAACGATGTAAAGGCTTATTCATCTTGAGCGTTCTGGGCTGTTCCTTCATCCTCATTTGCAGATACTCGTATATCCGCAAAATTATCTTCAAAGTTTCATTATAAGAATATAGCATAATCATCTTTAATTTAGGGAGAGGGATTTCTCCCTCTCCGTTGTTACACCCAGTCGACAATCATATCAATTGACTCCTGTTGGGGGTGCGTTACAGGTTTATAACGTCTTCCCGTCGGGTCGGCTGGGTCTGGCTCGCATACATCATCGTACTGTTTCTTGGCAATCTCGGTATCAACGTGACGGCAAAGCCACAACCCTATTTCCGCACCAGCCTCTAAATCACCTACTTCCAAAACAGCGTCTTCGGTCATGTCAATAAACTGTGCCCTGAACGGCTTATTCGTAGGAGCCATGACATTCTCCATAGACTTCTGGTTGTATTTGTTCACTACATTCATCGCACCGACAGCCATCTTGTAGGAACAAATCGCTCCTTCTTGACGGCTTATCTTCACTGTGATATTCGTACACGGTGTATCGAACTCATTCTTGAGGACGATGGCACGATATTCATCCCTTCCGGACTTCATCGTCATCAATGATATTTCATCAAAGATGTTACTGAAGTCGTCATTCGAAACAGGGGTGGAGGATTTGAATCCTCCAAGTGAACGTTCGGGATTAGGCTGTTCACCATTGTACCCTGATGTTGTAGTATAATAAAGTTGCATATCCTTATGAATTTTCGTTGACCTTTACCATGACGCCTTCAAATTCACCAGTTCCGGCTTGAATCGGTACGGTAAACAGTTCGTATCCTCCGTCAGCAGTCTTAGTTTCGAAGTCCCAGAAGTCTTCCTCGGTATCCTCAACGAATGTTGCTGTGTACACCGTATCAGCCTGAGCAGCGATATCCTGAATGGCTGTCTGATTGTGAGCATTACCATTACGCAACCATCCGGCAAACTTGTAACCAGCAGCAGCCTGAGCGCATATCTGTACAGTCGTACCCATAGGCACGGATATTGACTCTTCTGCCTTGTCGATTGTTGCTGAATTGTTGATTGAAACGGCTCCTTGAGTTGTACCACCGCTGGCTGTCTTGACGGTTATCTTGACATCCTGTACAGGGTTGGGGTCGACTTCCAACACGATGTTTAAGGTCTCGTTCTTTCCCGATACGGTATAGTTGCCAGTTTGGGTTAGGTATCCTGGCTTTGATACCGACCAAATCAATGTACGACCGTTTATTGCCTCAACGCTGTTTGTGATAACACCATCGATGATTACCTGTGCATCGGCTGGCGTTGGGTTGATTGTGATTGTATAAGTCTGACCCGAACCTCCTGAACCGCCCAGCGTCCAATACTGTGTACGCTCGTCAAGAATTGTAACCGAACCACCATTATTACGGACACGAGCGATATAATACTCATTCGCATTCTTAGGAGGCATTGTACCTGCCGATGGCTCCTCTACAAAGGTTAATTTATACGTGTCAAAGGTATATAATCCTTCCAACTGTTCGTCGGTAAAACGACGTCCCATCGGTATGCTACCCAGCACGATAACTCGAAGCTGAGTTTCAGCCTGAAACGCAACACCGCTTGAGAGAACGATGTTGTTATTATTGATGATATCAACGATTTGATACACCTGATTGTTCAATGGCTGTGAGCCGTCTTCCTTTACGAAACGAATACAGGTAGGAACGCCAGAACTCTGACCTCGTACGATTCCATTGAAATTGACAGTTCCTGACACGTTTCCTGACGTATCAACCTGAACAGTTCCATTCTCGTAATTGTGTGAGTCGGGACCGACTTTCAGCCAATAATACTTCTGGTCGTTAGGAACAGGGAGGTCGAGTTGATTGTCAACCCTATACCCTTTCAGGTCAGAGCCAATCACATATCCTCCCACCATGTTAATCGCTCCCAGAGTTGTGGAAGCCGTCACTTTGAACGCTGAACCAGCCTTTCCTCCAGGAGATACCAACCCGAAGGAAAGAGAGGCAGCGAAGATTGCGGAAACTTCAGGCTTCTCGTTCAAGAAGCCTATCATCCGTGTGAGTTCTTCTTTCTCTAAGAACGTACCTCTGTGAATGTTTATCTTACTCATATTTTCAAATATTTATTTATCCCTGTTGGTCAATTTCAATTCTTATCGGAGTTTCACCCTCATCACCTGACATCGGTGTAACCTTTGCCCAATTTTCAGGTAATGGGTCGAGTGCCCATTTCTTAGAGGCAGAAACAACGATTGTCTGAATACCACCTGTTGCTGGTATCTCAACCGCAGACGGAGTGAATGTCAATTCGCTGTTACGCTCGAATATAGCCTGAATATCGAGGTCATGGTCACCAACCCAATATTGAGTCGGGTTCCGAACGTCTTCCGTAGCATCTGTAATAATGTTCCATTTCTTAAACGTATATCCCTCGCTCGGAGTAGCAGTAAGCGTGATTTCTGTTCTCGGCAAACGGCTTCCCTCGACTGTGGCGGTTCCCCATCCTGGTTCAACGATTTCAATGTTTACGTCAAGAGGCAAGTTCATCGTAATGTCAAGCGTCTTGTCTTTATCCATTGTTACTTCCCCAGTCTGGGTTATTCCCTTGGCGGTGATAGTATAACGGATAACCTCATTCATCGACACTTCGAAACGAACATACCCATTGGCGTCCGTCGATGAAATAAACCCGTTACTCAACTCTACTTGCGCACCCTGTACAGGCTGTCCGTCAAGTTCTCGTTTGACATTGAACGTCAAGAAGTAGGAAGTTCGTGCCACCCAATCCAGCCACGTGTACGATACGACATTCTTGTATGATACAAGGTATCGTCTCACGAACTCTTCGATATCGTTCTTCGTTCTTGCTGACTTGATTTGGGCATACATTGCTATCACGTTCTTCTGTCCAAGATACCCCTGTGAGAACGGGAGGTCAAGCGGTTTAAGAACTATTCCGGCAATGAGAATATCCGCTGAAATTGAATCCCTGTCCTGAACAATATAGGGAGCCATATACTTCACATCACCAATGAAGCGAAGCGGTCTTCCATTCTCGAAATTCAAATACAGGCTTTCGTCTTTCTGTTCAAGCACATTATAGATGATACCCCTCAATCGGTAGTATATTCCTGGAACCTTACAGGGACTCTGATAACGAGAACCCGTGAAGAAACTGTTTGTCTCCCGCCAGTCGGTGATACGCACCTGATTGATAAGGTTGAAATTCGCATCGTAACAGTTCACCCCAAACTCAATGTTTTGATTCCCTAAACTCAATGCCTTCACCCATACAGTCACTTCGTAGTCCATTCCGGGATAAACCTCCATCGCCTTACTTTTATCGGCTTCGGTTGATATACCTACTCTTCCTCCACCTGTCGGCTGGAAGACGTACATATTATCAATGAATTTTCGTTTCACCGCACCAAGTATAGGATAATCCTTCAATGGTCCAACTCCGATAGTGTACGATTCCGAAAACTCAGCCGGAACGTCCTCCCCTGTATAGATTTGCCACGGATAAACTGTGTAAATCTCATTCGTCTCGGGAGCACCTGTACGCTTCATTTGAAGTTCGTCCTGGTCAAACTGTATCAGGTCGCTGAATGTATCTCCGGCATAGTCGGGCCCATAGTCCCAACCCTTTGAAACGGCATTAACAGTTTCCGTACCATACCAAGTAGGAGAACTCCACCCTAAACACCAACCCACGTTCTGTGGGGATAACACTCCGAAGATGAACTCATTCGGCTTTTCGTAGCCTACCAACCGTCTCAACTCACCCTCTATCGTTCCACCCGTTTCTACGACTTGATATGTTCCTCTCTTGTAGAATTCTTGAATCCAATTATTGAACAGGTAACGACGCTGGTCAAGTGTATCAATATTTTCATACACCAACCCCCATCCTTCGATGAATTCCTTCATGAGCAAATCGCTGTTCTCCAACTGACGATAATTTCGTGCATAGATTACAACAAATGCAAAATAGTGGGTCATCGTGAGGAAGAATGTATTATAGTCGTCTTGGTTGTTACGACTCACATACATTGGGACTATTCCAGGCTCAAATAGCTTCTCTAAGACATTTACCGCCCACGTCAGAACCTGTGGGTCGTTACTGTCAAAGAACGTCTTAAAAATCGTCTTATCGTAAATGGTAGTTGATAGTGGGCCAGCGTATGGGTCAATAAAGGCTCGCGTCTTGACATACGGTTTCGTCACGTAGTCAAGAACCAAATCACAACTGTCAGTGAGCCGACCCAGTTCACTGAAAGTTTCTTTCGTCAAAGTTATCCACTCGGTGTACGTTTCACCCCCATCCCTTGAATAGCGGAACAGGCTCTGCTGGTCAGAACGTGCTGCCCTCAGAACCGTTACCAATCCCGCAGGTGGAATCATTTGGGTGTGAACTGTAAACCCCTGTCCAACTCGAGGAAATTCTTTAAACTTTATTGTCGCCATTGTTACTTCTTAAATTTTCTTATCAGCCAAAAGATTCCTCCGCCAACAGTGGCTATCCCTGTGTAGAAGAATATCTTTTCCCACCACCGTAACGGCATACGTTTCGGAACCTCAACTTTCTTCTCGACCTCAACAGGATACGGAGCGGGAACTTCCTTGATAACTTCCCTATCCTTATACACTACTTTGACCGAAATACTGTCTTGCTTGTTTTCAATATCATGCTCGAGCAAACCCGATTCTCCATGATATGTTGCGGTTGAACGAGCGTATTTCGTTTCAACCGTGCTTGTCGTGTCAGGTGTGATTACTTTCACATACTCCTTCTCGAGTTGTACCTGTACGACTGTGTCCCGCACTGTTTCCGTTACTGTAACAGTCTTCTCCACGGGAATATAAATCTTTCGGCTGCACGCAGCAACCAAAAGAACTATTCCCACCAGCATAAAAGCCACTTTCGAAATCTTTTTCATATCTTAATTATTCAATGGTTATCCAAACATTCCTCCCAGCCTTAATCGCTTCACGGACAAGTTTCTTGACCCTGTCAGTGACGTTGAACTGGTTCCTCAGTTGTTCCCTTCCAGGAACCCTGTCGCCTGTCAAAATGCATCCTTCGGTATGTCCTGGATTGGCTCCTGCGTGAATAAGTATCCCCAAGAAGTGAGGCACGTCTTCAAGAGCAGGATATTCTTTTCCGAATTTCGGAGAATACCGATAGATAACTTTATAACGTCCTGGAGGAATACAGGTTTCTCCGTACACCTTTTCAGGACATTTGCAAGCAACTCCCCTTGGAGTATTAGGACAGGTCTCCGGAAGTTTACGTTGGGTGTCTTCCAAAGTATCAGCTATCCTCAACCCATCACAATACAAAACTCCCATCGTGGCGGTTGAGGAAAATTCCTGACGAATAAGTTTCAATTCTAAATTATCCATATCACTTTATCTTTATATTCAACAGCGTAAAAATACAGCAAATTTTCTCTTGAAACAAGTCTAATTTGCGGGATAAAACACGGGTGAGAACTCGTTTGACTCATCAAACATCACGTTCCCTTCCAAGTCTCTCATTATAAATTTCTTAATTCTCGGAAGCATGAAATCTGATACAGGCTCATCAACTGACGGCTTGAACCATTCAGAAGCAACATAACGAACCCCCTCTGTATTCTTCACTATCTCTAACAGGTTATCCCACTCAACTCGTTGGCCAGCTTCCCAGAAGCGGAAGTCAAGATACTTCGTCATTCCAACCTGTATGTTCTTTCTCACAACAGCCGTATCGTATCCAGCTTCCAATTCACAACGGAAATCAACTCCTTCCTCGCCTCCAACCTCATACCAAGTTGCATTCTCAAGTTTGATACCCATTAGCTTCCCGGACACTATCATATCACCAATTCCGAAATACGGAGTAGCCTTGCCAAGCAAGGTTTTCAACTCTGCGTAGGAAAGCTCTTGACCGTTCTGAGTCGCTAACTGAATATGAATAAATGAATCTTCCATAATTCCTACAAACATAATCTTGAGAATACGGTTATCGAAATTCTGGAAGATTTGAGTCAGTTTCTCAATCGTCGCTGTGGCATACACGTTCTGGTGGTTCAGAATACGTCTCCGGAACATTTCATCGCTCTCCTTGTCACGACCACCAATGGCATAGTATTCATTCGTACATTCGTAGTGCCCTTGCGGGATAGGGTTTACGGTCGTAATACTATTCGCATCAACATTCGTAAACAGTCCTATTGCCTCGCTTCGCACCTTTACATAACCATACCCCGACTCGCCAACTGTAAGAGAGTTTTCGATGGCGAAACGAACGCCATTTGTGCTCACAAAGGTATTCACTCCAGCCGTGTACGTTGTTCCTGGCTCAGCATATACTCTGATGTACGTAGAAGAACCCAACGCTCCGTAACGAGCCGTCACTCCAAACAGTGAGGCTGCTCTATCCAAGTAATCACCAGCAGCCGTTTCTGGAAAGATTTGAGCCTCTACGATAGCCACGTCCTTGATTGCCTTTTGCGCAACCTTTGCCGTCGCATATGCGGCAGCATTCAAAACAGAATTATCTGTAATATCAGATACTTTATCCGTTTTGTTCAAAAATGTTTCAATCCAAAGATTCTTTAGGAAAGAAATCGTGTTATTTACTTTCGTTATCATATCTGAATATTTGTTACAAAGAAATTATTCGTTACCGTCTTCGCCTGTATTTTCATGAAGATATTGTCTTCCTTTCTGTACAAATCGAGCAATTCTACAGATACCCATCGAGCATCCCGTTGAAACATATTAATCAGGTGCTTGAATATTGACGGATACTGAATACCTATTACAGAAGCACCAATTGCTTCATTCGGTAAACCGTAATTTGGAAACTCTGGAATCATACCTTTCATCGAATGAAGTATAGTGTCAAGAGCCTGTCCAACTGCTTTTTCATATTCAACAGTTACCAAGTCATTATCTTCAATTCTAAAATTTTTGTCAATATCCTTTCCAAGTATTTTATTAGAATCAAGATTATCAACGATATTAGGAATGTTGAAATTACCTGATTTTCGAATGTTTATCTTAAACATTCCTCCGCCTTTATTGACATCATAGTCTTCTTCTTCAACCAAATTGTTACGAGCAATATCAACCCAATCATCCTGAGGATTGTTTGAACCTAACTGTGAAGATACATTCTCAAAGGTCTCCCGAGTCTTTAACACTCTTTGAAGAGCAACGTTTGTTCCATATCTTCCAATAATAGCAGAACGCAACCACCGAGAAGAATTGTCTATTGTCCAAAGTTTTGTCTGACAGTCCGTAAACATATCAAGCAATTCCCATGAATTAATTCTTGATAAACCTGTTGACTTCAAATAAAACAAAGGTTCTATTTCCCTTGACTGTTTCATAAGTTCATCAAGTTTCCCAAAGGTATCTTTCATGTCTACATCGCCCTGACCTGTATAGTAAGAAACTATCAGTGGGTAATAGGAATTGCAAAACAAAACGAACGACTCGAAGAACACTTTAATATCGTACCCTGTTTGCTTCTTAAATGTCTCTAATGCTTCTATCATAACCAGTCCTCCAGTACTGTTTCGGTAACAGGTTGCAAAGCGTCTGAAACGGCAGAAGCAACCTCATTAACCCCTGTTTGTATTGCCGACTCTAACAGGCTGCTCCACTCCCCATGTCTATTGGACACGGATTCAAGTGGGGCAAGAATAGTCATTGTCAAGCTATAATTCCAAATCATATTCTTTGTTACGTCTTGAGAAAATTGTATGCCACTTGGAGGAATAAACACCAAATAACTTTCCCCCAAAGCCATATTATAAAAATAAAGGCGATATGGCTTGCCATAATCATCAAGACCAACACTTTTACTAACAATGGCTTGAAGCATTTTCAACACTCCATAACCTGTTTTAATATTCATATCAAAGCTCGCAAATGCTACTCCTGGAAGTGAACCCTTCTCTTTCTTGATAATATCCGCCAACTTCCATTTTCCATTTTTGATACTGTTTGAATCTCCTAAGTTTCCATTCGGGTTGACAAGAATCTTAAACTGCCTACCAAAATTTCCCTTAATAGTTAATTCTTGAGGAGTAAAAGAAGGATTAGACAAGACAGTTAAACCAGACAAAGACTTTTTAAGGTTCGTCCGAGCATACTCTGTTTTACTCATAGAATCTGGCATAATAGGGAACGTCAAGTAGTCAACGGTTTTTTCTTGGCTGTCGGCAAGTTCAATTGCCACCATGTACCATTCAAAATCATTCGGATACATACTCGAAAGAGCCTGTGTTCCAATTGATTTTGCCAAACTCATAACTGTATCTAATGCTGACATAATTCTTTAAATTTTTCTACAAATATAGTAAATCGTTACAATATTTTTCCTGGACCAGTCGTAGCACCTGTCTGAGCCGTGGCAGAACCAGCGGTCGAAACAGGGATTCCAGCCTGAACCTCCCCCGTCTTGACAAACGTATCAATCGCATCCGCCAAACCGTTTGCGAACTTACTATCGTCAATCTCAGTTTCCTTTCTCATTTGCGTCATCAATGAAAGTATTGATTGCGCAAGTCCTGCTTTATCTAATGGCATAATCTTATTTATTAAAGAATTGTTTCAATAAACTACTCAACTCGGTCGTCTTCTGTATCGTAGGAGGCAATGGTGTTCCGCTCGGTCCAACAGCCGTTGAAACTGTTAGCGTAGCGATAGCATCCACAATCTTTTTCAGGAGTTCATTCAACCCTGTCCCACTATTTGTGATAGACAGCTTCCCATCTTTCAACTCAATTACCATTTCACCTTGAGAAATTGTTAGAGCACCATCCTCCATTTTAACGGTGCAATCCTGAAAAATTGTTTCAAAGGCTTCTTCAGACAGTTTCTGCGAAAATGAAGATTCACCTATTGCAACTTTATGTGTCACCCCTTCTTCATTAATTTCTGTCTGATAACTTGTTTCATTGAATTCTGAAACAATTTCAACCTTATCTATCAAAACTGTTACATCAGTATGTTGCTTTTCTCCTGATGAATAATATAGGGATAAACTATCTCTATCGCCCGAAAATCCTGACCGATAGCCTGTTTCAGGAGAAATGGCTTCCATTGATACGGAACCATCAGAAGAAATTTCAACCTCTCTGTCGCCACATACAACAACGCCTCCAGTTGATTGAACATGAACTTGAGATGAATTATTTCCTGCTGCAACAATTCGTATTTCACTAAAATCTTGGCCATCAACCTCAATAAACAACTTTCCTTCCTTAGTTGAACCGTGTATCCCTATTTGATTCCCGTCAATTGATTTTCGAATATTTATGTCCTCTTCAGACTGTACATCTATTTCATCAAAACTCGGAAACGTGCCTATAATCATAGGGAGATTCAAAAAAGGCTGTGTAACCCAAATTACTCCCATACCCTTTTGACCTGTCTCTTTAGGAAAAGAAATGTTCATAAGAGCCTCTTTTGAAATATAACACTCGTGAACTACATTCCCCGAACTATCATCAATCATTGAGACTCTACCTGTACGATAACAAGACTCAATATAATTCTTTCTATCAACGTCTTTAGGCAAGAAAATATATCCAAACCCAACAGGCTGATTTTGAATAGGAGGAAGCCCCGAAGGACTCACTCCTTGAACATGTTTATCTAATGTAATTTCCATATATTACTTCTCCGATTTTCTGTCTTAAACATCTGTCTTTCAATGAAGAAATCCCAAATTTCCTTATTAACACCGTCCTGGGAACTTTGTGTTGAAGACTGACTATTTGAATCTTCCTTCTTAGTTTCAGCTTCGGCAACAACCTCTCTAATCTTCTTCACATCAACAAGTTGAAAATACTTATCAATATATTCTCTTAACATTCCTCTTTCAACTTCTATTGTGGTAGTACGCTCAATATTTCCATTTGTAAAAGAAATTGAATTGCTTACTGACTTCACATAAAAAATTTCTCCCGTAACAGCCAAAAAGACAAACGTTCCCACTTTAATGCGTCTGTCTCCGTTAATTGTTATCGTTCCTTTTCGTGTAAAGGGTAAATAAGCAGAAGTTTCAACGACAAATAATAAGTCATTCAATAATTTCTTAGACAGATTTGAAAGTTTACCCTCAGAATCATATCCTTTAAGGCTTTCTTCCGATATGTAAATATCATTGATAATACAGCGTGAATTTCCAAATCTTTTTGTAAATTCCTCAAAGAAAATTATAGGAACCCAAGCAAGTGAAGAATACAGGTTGTTTCCCGTCCAACCATTTTGAGGCATAAGCCTATACCAACTATAAGCTCTGTCATCATAAGACAAATCCATAGAAAGCACGTCTATTGAATCAATAGAAATTAGGAATTTATTCCCCTCAATAATTTTCTTTATAGCGGTCTGCGTGAACGGAGGTTGTCTAACAATTAACTCGTAGCCACTTCCCCAAGTATCACCAAAAACTTCTACAAATGGCTCCTGGCAAATCTTATGAATTAAGTCAAGAAGTGTTCCTTCGGGGTTAATCAGACTTCTGTCGACAATACGCCTATCTTCTAATGTCGGGTCAACATACGCCTGTATAATTTTCCATATTCCATTAACTTCGTTGTTGATTTCCTTTGAATCCTTTTCAGATAGCTCAATAGAAAGTTTCTTTTCTCTTAACGCACAAGAAGACAATGCTTGAGAATCTACAATTTCAATGCACGATAGTTGGTCAATTATAAACCAAAGATAATTCTTTATCTTCTGAAACTCGTACATAAAACAGTAGTCAAAGTTTCCATTAATACAATTTCTTTTGAACCAACTTGTTTCGGGGTTTCCTCCATAAAACCATCTGTCCTTACTGCCCTCAACATATTTCAAAGGAATAAAGTAAGAACCATCTTCAATAAACAGTTTTCCGAGGTCTCTTCCCGATATTGTTACCGAATAATCAGTGTTTTCAAAATTCGCACTCATTGATACGGTATCAACAAGACCAATCATGTCCCACTTACAGTCTTTCAACCTTGATAGGTCAACTTCGGCTGTTTTTGTCGACTCGTCTTTTATTCCCTCCATAACGAGTCTTTCGTATCTCAAAAAGACTAAATCGTTACGTTGGATATAATTGCTAAACCAATCACGATTAATACCGCCTACATCGTTTTTGAGAGAAAAATGTTCAACATCTTGAGTAACGTCTAAATCCTCGGTAGGAGTCAACATCATAGAAAAATTTCCAATATCAAAATTCTTAACAGTATTCATCGTAACTATCCACTTGCTGACATTGTAAAGTTTCTTCATCGCCTTCGAATAAATCCAAACTTTTACCTCAAGATTTTGCTGTTGGGCAATTACATTGGAATCATCCTTACCCAAAGCTGCATTAGAAGATACCCCTTTCTTTTGTTCATCATTCTGCTTTACAAAAGCAACATAACCAACATTCTCAACCATCTTCTTTTGAGTGTTTGACCAATACGGTTCTTTCATCGATGATTCCTGATTTAAAAACAAATCCGACCCCGTAACCTTTTGAAGATATTGTTCTATTAATTTGTTAGGGAGGAAAACAACTGTTCCGTCAAGAACCAACGGGGGAACACCCTGTTCTAATTCCGACTTATATTGGTCTTTCATTGATTGAGTGTACATCTTGACTATCTTTTCAAAATTTGACACCCCTTCCCAACTGTATTCCAAAAAGTCTTTCTTTTCCGTTCCGACTAATATCTTCTTTTCATCCTTCAATTTCTGAAAGAATTCGTCAAACGTTGTTTGCTCACCTTTTTCACCTTTAAATTCATACTTTGACACAGGTTCTTTTGATACGGGTTTTTCTTCTTTCTTGGGTTCTTCAATAGTTTGACCTCCATTAACTGTTAGAGTTATTCCTTCTCCATTATTCTTGGCATCAACCAACTTCGAATATAACCTGTTAAAAGTATTCCTGGAATTCGAAACATAAAAGTCCTGATTTCCTTTCTTACCCACCAATATACACCCTCTTGTATCAGATACTGTATTCCCAGCGTGCATTAATACCCCTTGAAAGCCTTTCACATTTTTCACAATAGGCATTGTTCTTCCATTCCTACGAGAATGCCCTAACTCAATAGGATACGTCCCTGGAGGAATACAAGTCTTATTTGGAACTTTTTCACCAACAGGTCTTGCGACCTGTTCAAGCGTATCACAAAATTCTTCGCCATCAACAATAAGTTTCCCTTCGGTCCCAACTTCTGAAAATTTCGTTCTATTAAGTTGTAATTTCATATCACCGAGTTTTTAAAGTAATATTCAAGCGTTTTTTAAAAATAGCATCCAAGTCATTCATACTTGCCTCATCAATAGTAATTGTTAAGGGTCGGTCAAGCCTCGAAAGCAAATCAGCCATAGTTTTCCCTTCAGAAGGAACTGTTCGTTCAACACCCTGATAAATTCGTTTATTTTCAGAAGCTGCCTCTGAACGTTCTGCCTCTGGAATTATCCTTTTCACGTCTTCAGCATTATACCCACCTCCTTCAGAAATACCGCTTTCAAAGAATCCCTTTTTCAGCTTCCCATCTTTCCCAACAGCCTTTTTGATATCGGTAAAACTCAACCCAAATACCGTGTGAAGAGCCTGTTTAAACATCTCCCCACCGCCAGTCAGTGTTTCAAGTTTCTCAGCAAACTGTTGCTGAAGTTTAGGATTGTTTTGCATCATTTCAATGTCGGCTTGTAAGTCTGACAAGTTTCCATTCGGGTTAAGCTCTCTTGCAGTCCTCAATAAAAGTGCTTGAGTCGTATCGTCTTGACTTATACTACCTCCAGTAAAAGCATTCTGTAATCGTTCTAATTGGCGACCCTCTGTCCCAGTAGCATTCTGTATGCTGGTCATGCTTCGCAAAATCGCCTTAGAATTAATCTCGCCACCTCTGCTCAATATGTTATTAGCAATTCTTTCAAACGAGCCTATATGCTCTGAAAGCGTCGAAGCAATATATTGATTATCCTTTCCTAAACGTTGTAAGTTGGTATCAAACGTTGAAACAATGTTAGAAGCTGGAAGATTGTTTCTATCATACCTACCTAATCTCAACACAGTTTCAGCATCACTGTCCGACAGCCCTCTCATTCGTTGAGCAAACAATAACTGATTAACAGCCCCCGTCTTTTCTGTTATTCCTCCAGTATTTCTGACCCCCACACGACTAAATTCAGCAAACTTAGCAGCGTGTTCACCCATATCCATACCTAAATATTCAGATGAAAATGTGGGGAGTTCATATTCTGAACCTGTTTGACCAGAATTATATGAAGCTCTTTTCCGATTTAAATTATCAGTTGCTGCTAACAAAGGGTCTTTAACATAAGGTGATTGAGGTTGAATTGCATCCTGACGTGAAACGGTATTTTGTTCTTCTTTATCTTTAACAATTTGACGAAACCTCTTACTTCTTTTTTCAGGAGTCAACTCACGAAACTCTTTTAATGACAAAGAAGATGTTTTTGGCTCTTCCTTATCAGAAGCCTGTTTTAAACGCCTTTCAACCTCATCAGCAACCCATTTTTCAGCCCATTGAATATCAGCACCAGTCCTTCCAGTTTGAGTACTAACAATATCCCGGACACCCTGTTCATAAGACACCCCATGCAAGGAAGTATATTTGTTTACACTTTGATTAAATCTTTCAACGGAACGACGATAAGCTTCACTTTCATCTTCTTTAGCCTTTTGATAGGTTCCATAGAAAGGTATGTAAGAAGACCACCAATCCGCAATATTTGCACGCTGAAACCTGTTTTCCGCAGTAGCCTGACGAACCTCATACCCCAACATTTTTCCATAGGCTTGGTCACCAGCACCTATAATAGCAGCCAACGCTGCCCCATAAGGTAACATTTTCAAAGCACCCATGAGACTCGTAGGAAGCGTCAACTGACTTGAACCTCTACGGTTTCCTCCAATTCCGCTTCCGTTTCCTCCAATTCCGCTTCCGTTTCCTCCAATTCCGCTTCCGTTTCCTCCAATTCCGCCTAAATCGCCTTGATTTTCATCATCACGTCCTTCTTTTTCAAGACCGTCGGCTATACGTGTAACTTCAGTGAGTATTCGTTCAAAAATTCCATTTTGAAGTTCAAACACTTGATTTTGTTCCGCTCTATTCGTGCCCCTAAAATCACTCGTTCTATTGTAAGTTGGATTTAAAGGTCGTCCAGTATACGGGTCTATAAGTGTCGGTCGTCTTTTTGTCGGGGTATCATTAGGGAAGCCACCCTGCATTCCCCCTGATAGAGCGTTTCGCTCCTTTAATAGGTCGATTTGCTTTTGGATGACTCCAACAGTTTGCTCAGCGATGCCCTTGAACGTACTTTCCATCTTATTGAAGTCGTTCCACAAGGCTTGAGCGTTTTGCCGGAGCTCCTGAAGAGGTGACGCATCAGCCGATACCCGTATTCTCTTGTCTTCCGCCATTTTGTTCTAATTTAAGCATTTCTTCAATTTCTCTTTCAGCCTCAGTAGAGAAGTCCTCAATCGTAGTCGGAGCTTTAAAGATATCCCCAATTCCGGGAATATACTTATCTTCATCTTTCTCACGTTCAGTCTGAAACTCTTTCAAATACAGCTTGTCTTCTTCAAATTCTATTAGCTGATATAAAAAAGAAGATTCCCGATGAGCAGGGGACATAAATGAAACATTATGCTTTATTCGCCACCACCTGTCCAACGGGAATCTGTTGTTCCAGCTGACCATACCCTGTATCAGCTCGGAATGTTTCATATTACTCCTCCTTCTTTACGTCATCACTTTCACCACCTTTCAGGAGGTCAGTAATTTCTTTAAAGAACGGAGCAACCGTCTTGAAGTATTCATCACGGATAAGTTTATAGTCCCTGACATCAAGTTCTGAAAAATTCTTCACTTTCAAATCCTCAATCAATTTCGGGCACAAAACAGCAATCGCAGCCTCGATATCAATCATGTCAAGAGCGTGCTGAGCCATTGCTGAAGGACTCATTACCATTGAGTTATAGAATCCTCTGGACAGGCTTTGCTTCATCGCCTCAATTTGGTAGAACTGACCCACATTAGGGAACTTCACAGGGTAACTATGCCCCTTGATTTCAATTGTTACTTCATCTTTTATCATAATCTTCTTTTATTTAAAGCAAGGCAGGATTATCCTGCCATGCTGATTGGTTCAAGATAAATACCACTGATGTCGGTTCCTGCAAGCCCAGCTTCCTGGATGCTGAATGACTGAGTATTCAGTAAACAGCCTTGCAAGCGAGCAATGGTTTCACCCGTGTTATCAACTTCGGTAACAAGTTTCGTCGCTGCGTCTTCGCTTGATACCGTTTTCGCATACACCGTAATGTCAAAAGCAATGTCCCCCAATACGAGGCTATTCTTTATCTCCGCTATGCTTCCAAACTTCTTGAGCATCTTCTTCATAATCGGAGTATTGAATGAAATGAAGTATTGTGATACACTCCATTGACAAGTGTACGCCACAGGGGGTGCTTCCTGATAAGTCAGGCTTCCCAACCCCTGAACGTTGGCACGCTGTACGTTTTCCGAGAATGTCAGATTGCGGACGTATCCTGCAACCTCGTTATCTATTTTGATAAACGCTTTCGGTGCTGTAAAAACTCTTCCTCTTGCCATATCTTTTAATTTTTAAGTAAGAATCCAGTGAAGAAAATCTTAGTGATTTCGCTGTTCACCACCACCTCATAGGTGACATCGTAGTAGTCCTCAATTCGGGTTGCAACTACATTCTGGAAACGCTGTATCAAGTTGTCTTGATTAGCGGTTGCCACACGTGATTGCAAGAAATTGATTGTCCAAGTCTCAAGAGCACCTTTTGACAAGGTATTCAAGTTTACACCGTTTTCATCGCCCAACAAGTCAATTTCTGCATTCACCACACACTCTTTGTTCAACTGTGCGATAACACGCATGAACTGGATGCTGAATGAGAGACCTTTTTTGTTGAATAATGTTTTGTTATCTTGCAAAGTTGTAACACCCTGTAAGACAACGAAACGACCGAGATACGGATTCGGATAAACCACAACCAAACCAGCCTTAACAGCCTTTTCCATTTCCTTCTCGTCAGGAATGTGTTGAAGTTTATCGCCACCGATTGTCTTGTTGGTAACGGGGATATAGGGAGGCTTTCCGCTGACACGTCCAATAACCTGACACAGATTGTAGAATACACCCCACCAACGTACCTTTGAAGCAACAAAATCGCTCGCAGTACCGATACCACCATGAACGCAAACCACGTATGCATTGTTGAACTGTTTCGCCATATCCAGTGAGTCGTTGAACTTCACTTTCGAGTCGTATGCCCCAACGTACACGAATTTATCGAATTTCGCCTGAGTATTGCGGTGTGCGATAACCTTGTTATTCGTAGCACCAGCACCCGACGCACCGATTTGGTCAGTGAATACGATGTTATATTCAACATCGGTGATTTGAGCCAACAGGTCATCGAGGTCAGTCGGTTTGTACTGTTCCGTACCACCTGTCGCAACCTGATATCCTGCGTTATCCGTGATATCTGACGCATCAACCGTTCCGTCACCTGTAATCTTGCTTGAATCATCAAGAATGAATCTTGACCCAAAGTTCTCATCGGTTTGGCACCACTGAATAACCTGAGCCAAATTAGTACATTCCGGAGTCTGACAAATCAGATACGGGTCAGCCTGTTCAACCGTCAATTCATCATAGGAAAGTTCAACCCCTGTAATCGGGTCTTTGTAAAGACCTGTAAAGGTTCCTCTCCAGAATTTCAGAATGAACGCATTTGTGTCTTCCGTTCCGGCTTCAATTGTCCACGCATAACCTGTTTTCAGGAAATCGCCCTCAACCCCACCATTTGCATTCAATCCTTCGTCGATAGTTTTCACTACCAGCGTACCACCTTTCGACCCACCACCCGTAGGAGCGAAAGTCATCGTTGCCGGAGTTGTCGTACATGCACGGGCATACAGTAACTTGCTGATACCAACCGCATCCGCATTATACGGGTCGGGGGTAAACAGAGCCTCTGCACATTTCCAGAACATTCCGCCTTTCACGAAATCCCGGAAATCCGATAATGTTTCGAACTCGTAGACAGCGTCCTTGCCTTGCTTGTCAGTTCCGTTCACACCAGAACCACCACCGAAGCCAGCACCATAAACACCTGTGTCAATCAAGAGCACGGTTCCATAGTCCAAATTTCGGGAAGCACTACTCTCGCCCGACGTGATTGTAGAATACACACCAGGAAGAGTTCTCAATTTTCCATTAAAATAGACACTCGTTGCCATATTATCATTATTAAAGAGTTTACGAATTTATTTCGGAATAAAGGTATAAAATTTTTCCAAAACATCAATAATCACAAATCTTTTTGAGGAAGGGCAGGAGCCGAAACTCCTGCTCAAACTCATTAAGAAATCTTCCAAGTAATGTTGGTCGTAATCTTGAATGTCTGAGAACCACCCGTTGCCCCATAGAACAAACTGGTAGGAGTGACGTCAAGATACAGAATCTTCGCTACCAATGTTCTCGCACCTGTTACTGTGAACGTGTACGAAAGACTCGTGCTGACACGGGTACTGCCCTCGTACCATCCGTCAAATACATCTTGACTGTTGGCCTTAGTACATTTCACCGTTGCTGAAGCACCATAAGCATAAGAGCCACCGCCAGATACAGAACCACGTCCCGCAGCAGAACTGTCAAGACTGACTGAAATTGTATATGACTTGGTAGTTCTCGTACCACGAGCCTCAAAGGTTCTGTTTGCTGTTATATTTTCCACGCTCAATGACAACGACGAAGAAATCTTCGTGTCGCCCTCATACCATCCTAAGAATGAATAAGAGTATTGAGCCGTATTCGCGAGCAGTGTTGCAACCGCAGTTGCGGTATTTCCCCAATTAATCTTCTCAGAAGTCTTATTAATCGTATTGATATAATCTCCTTTCGAATAGGTAACAGTCCAAGTCGAAGTCGCTTGAGTAACCGTTACCGTCCCCACGACAGAAGCAATTGAACCCGTAACAGTTATCTTCCCTGTACGCTGCCCAACTGTGTTCTTAGGAATGGGGATTTGGACACTGAATATAAACTCATCAACGGCTCCTGGGTCATCAGGAATTGATGTCCCATTCACCGTCAATAAGCCATTCGCAGTATAATTAGCAGGCAAAACAATAGGGATATCATTCCCCGAACCAAGAGCGAAAGTAATCTTCGGTGAGTTACTCTTTCCAGAAACAGTTATCGTCGAAGCTCCTTCGCCTACCTCAAATGAAGTCTTGTCCAAAGTAATGTATTCAGCAGTTGGCTCTTGCTTAACTTGGTAAGATTTTGCCGCTTCAATTCCTTTGACCACAGCCGTAACAACTGTCTGACGTTCAAGGCGACCTTTATGTATCGTGCCTGAATTGGTCAGAGTAGCGTTTCCCTCTCCGGTCATTGGATTAACGGTCAGCCAAGAATCTTTCGCCATACCTTAAATTCTTTTTAAATAGTTACTAACTAACAGTCCAAGGCACATTCGTGCTGACTTGGAATGTCTTACTTCCACCAGCAGCGTCGTAATCCAACGAGGTCGGTGTAACATCAAGATAATTAATCTTAGCAACCAGACTCACTGCTTCCTGAGCCGTAAATGTATGGGTCGCATTCGAACTCACCTTAGATGAACCACTGTACCATCCGTCAAATACGTCACCACTCTTCAACAAGTTACATTTCACAGTAACTTGGTCTCCAACGTTCACTTCCGCTGTTGCTGTCGCTCCCGCAGTACCATTATTGATTTGAACCGTTCCTCGGCTTGTGACATCGGAATTAACTGAAAGAGTAACTTGGAACACACCCTTCGCAATGTCTTTCAACATCACATAGTCATTATTTCCGTAGGAAGCCAAAGAATCAGCGTCAAATTTATTGGTCGCGATAAGTTCCTTCTTGCGGACGTAATCGTTAGCAGCCACGCCAATATTGCCAGGAGTTATCCCAACGCTGTCGGCAGCCTGTTTCGATGTCGCATACGGATTATTTGCCATGATTAAGAAGTTTTTCCAGCACCTGACTGGCAATCTACATATTTCTTGAAAACGATATTTCCTGATACGGAATTAATCTTGTCGATAATTCCTTGCCCAGTGAGTTTATCAAGAATGTTCTTTTCCGTCAGACCGTTCAAAATGCTTGACGGATTGTCTTGCTGAGTCTGAACCGCTGTCAGCAGTTCGTCGACCTTTGCTCCTGTAAATTTCGATTTGTACGCCATATCTTTCTTATTTTAATGGTTATTCTTTCAATACACCAAAGTCCTCCCCAGTACTATCCTGGAACGGCTCGTCACTATCAAAAGGAATGAACGGTTCCCGAAGACCCAGTTGAGTAATCGTAAAGGAAGATGTCAAGGGGATAGTCCCTTCGGTGATTTTACCTGTTACAGTCATTCTCCTGTCGAACCCCTCATTCGTTTCAACTGAAAGAGGGACAGCAGCCGTCATAACTGACGGCTGTGCCTCTACTTTGCTTTTCTTTAACCGTTTCTTTCCCATTATTTCTAAACGTGTTAGGACAATTCCCAAGAAGTATTAGAAACGATAGTCTGAGATACGGCAGCACCACTGGCTTCGAGAGTAATTGTATCCAGACCGAATGAGAATACAGGGTCACCAGCAGATTGCCTGATTTGAATCTGAGCCACCTGACCTCCAGCGGTCGTTACTTTCATTGCTGCAGTCAATTCGTCAATTGTCGTATTTGCTGCAATTCCAGTGAAAGTGATACTGAACTCAAACTCCTGCTGTGCTCCAGGGTCGCCAGTGATAGCCACATTATTGGTGGTTTCTACTCCACCAGCGGTGTACTTCGAAGGAAGAGTCAATTTAAGACCTCCTTCAACCACCGCACGAGTCTTAAGGTCAACCAATTCGAAGTTCAACTTCGAAGAGTTGGTTTTACCTGTAATCGTCAGAGTTCCACCTGCTTTTCCAACAGTTGTTTCTGCTCCATTCGTAAATGAAACGAACTCAGGTTTTCCTTTCTGGATAACCTTGTAAGTTTTATTCGGCGAAACTCCAACCGCCACACCTGTTACAGTCGTCTCACGTTTTTCACGACCTGTGTGAACTGTACCCGTGTTCTGAACTGTCGCATTACCGTTTCCCGAAGCGGGATTGACGGTCAACCATGCTGCTTTTGCCATAAATTTACTATTTTAAACGTTAAACAAAATTTTTTCCACCAACAAAGATAGTAATATTAGAGCGAATTCCCTACTCCAACCTCCAAGGAGTCTTCGCTTCAATCTCCTGTTCACCTTTGTTGTTCATCTCATCAAGCCATACATATCCCGAACCAAACTTGAACAGTTCGTCACCAACTGATAACACCCAATCAGTATTCGAATAGATAGTGTTCTCACCTGTTGCTAACAGTGAATCCAGCCATACATACGGATTTGAAAATTCAAAATATTTGTCCAAAGGAGGCGGAACCCATCCTGGGTCTGACCCAACAGGTATCGCATCCTCAATGATAAATCTTCTCACGATTTCAGGTCGAATGATAGAAGCATAGTCACCAATGTCCTCAACCTCTATTGATACGTTCTTGACTAATATCGGCTGCGGGAACAGAGCGTTTTCTGCTATCAATTCATTCGTGCTGAAATCGAAGTAAGCAAACTCCTCTTCAAATGTATTTCTGGCTCCAATGAGCAACGCATATATAACCTCCCCCATCAGAATTGATTCAAGCATATTCTCACTGAAGCACATCAAATCAATCTTCGACAAGGCTGGTTGGCGGAACCCCTCACGTTCATATTCCGTTCCACCAAACGTGTCTAATACGGGTGCGCCATAACCTCCAAGCGGTGCTGGCTTATCCGTAGAACGTCCTGGCTCCCTTACGATAATACATGGAAGATGACTTTTATCCTTCGGATACTCCATCTTTACCTGTATCTTTCTGGGACTCGTATTAGTTCTCAGGAACAGTTTCTTTGCTTGCTCATAGAAGTCGAAAGAGCCGTCCCTCGTCCCATAGAACATATGGTAGAGGAAAGTCTCATGCTCCGGAACACTTTCGTAATCATACTGAATGTACTGGAGTAACCCATCGACTATCTGTTTTATTCTCGCAATTAAAATCATCTTTATAATTGATTTAAAAATTCATCAATCGCCATGTCCGCAACCTCAAACACCTGTGCCTCGTCGAGTGCCCTGTCCATGAACTTCCGAGGTTCAAATCCCGGATTTATCCAACTTAACGGGTCGCTCTTATCACTCACTCTTCGGAATGTGAAGTATCCCCCACGATTCTCCTTATCAGTAGAAGCGATATCAATTCGTACGAGTCCTTGATATTGAGGTGCTTTGTGAGTATAAGCCGGAATGATTCCTTCGGCTGTTTGAATAGGTTTACGCTGCCCGAGTTGTGCGTACTGTATAGGAAGCTGATTCTTCTTTACAGGCTGTCCACCGTTACTCTTAGCAATATCGTAAATCTCTTTCGGCAGCCGATTTTGAAACATCATTGATTCCGCCACAGCATCAGGAGTAGCGTACCGAAACGGAATTGTCAGATACCAACCCCCACTCGCAGATGTCTTCTTCTTTGAGGAGTTGGAAAATCCTGGCTTCATGTCAAAGGGAGCCTTCCCCTCTTCAAGAGCCAAAGCCAACCCGTCCTGTCCGGGAGCAAGCCCAAACACCACTTCCGTCGGACTCACCCTATCAACGTACATGGCATTCTTATACAGTTTTCGGGTCTTCTTTAACTCTCTATTGACAAGGTTCTCCCACTTGTTTACATACTCAGTCACCACCCGATTGATAATCTCACCACCGAGTTCCTGAGCCTGCGAACCTGTAAGAGCAAACTCCGCTACGATTTCACTCAAATCAACGTGTATCGGAATCATTGTCGTCGTTATATATTATTCCACTTCCATCGTAATTAGGACGCTGCATGTCTATTAGGTGAGTTCTCCGTCCCACACCCTGTATCGGCATCTTGAGGATTTGAAACTGTCCGCTCTTCTTATCCTTACCTAACGAGGCTCGGATTTCGTGAGGCATATCAATGATGTGGTATTCCACCCTGTGTTTGTACAGGACTGAAACACCTGTCTCTGGAGGAACGTTCCCTGGAGCAAATCTCAAGCAATACGGGTTCTCGGGAACTATCTCGTAGACTGATGGGTCTAACTTGATTAACGGGGACTCGGAATCCTTAAAGGTGTACACTGCCACGATACCATCCTCTATTGGGGCATAAGAGAGAAAAACAGCAACCTCGTCACCTATCATCTCCCTCGCCACCAACATTTCCGTAAACGAAGCATATTCATCCTCTACCGTCACTCTATCAAAGTAGGAAAGGAAGTCTTTATCTTCATCCCGAACGGTTATCGCAGCCGTACCCATCAATTCCGGAGCCCATTGAACGTACTGTGTATTCCTGTTCAGACCTGTTACAAGTGCTTTGGTTCTCCTTGGATTTACGAAGAAGTATCCAAAGCCGTGACAGTTCTGACAATCAGGTAACGGACTGCCCGAGTTTCCCTGACACGGACAGCGTATTGCCTTTTCACAGATTATATCATATCCGTGCGCCCAAATAACTGAATTGAAGTCATTCGGGCGAAAACTCACTTGAGGCTGTCCATATAAGGACTGCTCGGGAGCCTGAGTGATTGGTCTATTATTCATATTTACCCTCCTTATATTTCCAAATAAATTTTCCATCATTTGGGAAATGCCCTATTAAACACTTCTTCAATGTTTTTCTGCTTAAACCAAGAGTTTTAATTGCACTTCTCATACTTTCCCATTCGCAAAGTTTATTTCCATTTAAATCATATTGAATGATTTCTGTACGAAAAGCTGCTATTCCGGAACGAGCCTTTCTCAGCTTCTCACGTTGCTCATTACTCATTCTTTTTCCAAAATTCCAAGGTTTCTGAACCTTAGCAAGGTTTCTCTTTCTTTCTGAATTTAAAAAGGAATCTTGAATTGAACGTTTCTTACCTTTTGGATATCCAGAAGATATCCCAACTGTCCCCTTATTCCAAACATTATTTTCAGAAAAATAACTCTTCAAAGAAGAAGAAATTTTTTCTCGAACCTCTGCCGAAGGATTATGATTTCCATCACCTCCCACAGTTCCATTCGTCAATTTAAATCCAATTAACTCACATTCACGAATATAATACTGTTCCCAATATTCCCATTCATTTTCTGGAACTTTATCAATAATATACAAAAATGGAAGTTTGCCAATATTTAACAAAGAACGTATCCATGCCAACTTATGACTTTTTGAATATTTTCTTGCGTCCTGAATATGCCGTTTGAACCTACGATTTGGATTCTTTGATTTTCCAACGTATCGTATATTTCCAAACGGAAATTCAAGCGCATATATATAAACAAAATTCTCCATTATATTACAACTGATTTAATTTCGTCATATATCAATCTAATACGAGAAACAGTTTCTTTAATTTCACGAGAATACTGAAGAATACGAGCTCCATATCCGGCATTAGTGGGGGAACTCGTCGAACCAATCGACTGGCTTAAACCATCTACCCCAATTGATTGATTAGCGATACCCGCACCCAATATCAAGTCACCAGCAATTCCAAGTGGCCCGAACGTAGCCAATTTCCCCGTCAGATTGATTAAGTCCATAGGCATATGGTCGAGGTCAAAGCCTGTAATATACTGGAAGTCCCAATAATCCGGAATCATCCTGAAGTGCTGGCTTCCCAATTGGGTTGTCAGACCACTCAAGATGACCTCAGCATTGGCAGTAGCAACAGCCGAACCCGTGGGAACGATTGAAACTCTTCGCTTATATAGACCATAACTGTTCTGGTGAGTTGTAAGCCATTGTGTCGGATAGGAAATTTGCTCAAGATTATTGAACCGTCCCGTCAACGAAATTGGCTTGTTGACGGGATAGTTCGTGAACAGAATAGGAAACTCCTGCCAATAGTCGGCTCGGTAGAATGTCAACTTCTCTTGGTCAATGAACTGGCGCATCAGTTTAAGGTTGAAGAAGTTCTCCACCTCTTTCTGTGCTGCCTGAATGTAGAACCTCATGCTCTCAGAGCTGAAAGAAGTCCCGTCGCCTCCCTGTATGGTTATCCCATACAGGTACAAAGAAAAAATCTCCGTGGGATTAAATATCATCCCCGTGTTCTTTCTATACTTCATTGTCAAAACAAGTTGTCCCATCTCGCATTACTCTTTAGAAGCGTTTACCAAAAATTCGATGATTTCGGCTTTGGTTTTTTCAGCAACAGCGGTCATGTCAATACCACCCTCCTGACCGAAAGCAATCAGTTCATCTTTCTTCATTACACCCAATTCCTTGCGTAGAGTAGCCTCTTCCTCTTCAGGAGTAGGGGTTCCCTCGCCACCTGTTACTTCGGGGTCAGCGTCTCCCTGAGTTTCCTCGCCTGTACCCTCTGTTGGGTTCTCTACGATAGCTTCAGGTGCAGGGGGTGTAACTGTCTCGGCTGGGGGAACGGTTCCCGCAGCGAGTTGAATACGAGCCTCGTGTTCACGATTGTATTCGTTCTTCCAGTTTTCAACCTCTTGCTCGAGTTCCTCAATCTTCTTTTTGTTCGCTGTATTGATATTTGTCAGGCGAGCAATTTCTTTCTTGTACCACTCTTCACGGTCTTTGAAGTCTGACTTCATCTGAACCTCTTTCGGGGTTTCGAATACAGGCTGTTTGCCGTGTTCGTACAGGTCGGGGATTCCTAACTTGAGGACTTCCTTACCAAAGTCGTCTTCGACCTCAGCAACACAATTCACGAACTTCACGTTCTTACCATTGTAATTGATGGTTTTGTTTCCCGCTTTTCTGTTAAACAGTTTCATAATTCTTTGAATTTATTTATGATTATAAAATTAATGGGGATGGGACATACACCCCATCCCCATCATTATAACGTAATTGTCCTCGTTATTAGGTAGTCGGCAGACCAATCTTACCGATGTTGATAATACGAGCAATCTTTCCAGGCATATACTCTACCGGAGTTCCGTAGTTCAATACAGAGAATGAACGTCTCGGACCAACAATAGCGTAATCCAGTTTCATGGTTCCACCCAGTTCCAGATACTCAATCATTTCACTTCCGTTGAAGTAAACAAGAGCAGATTTGGTTCCGGCAATCCAACGGTTGCGGTCGTGAACCTCTCCCGGAGCAGCACCGTCCCATCCAGCAGCCAACTCAGTTGTGCTAACTTCGAAGATAGGATAGAAATCCGCAGTACCCTTATCAACAGGGTCTTTCTCAGTACGATAGATGACGTAGCAAGTTTCAGGATAAGCAGAAGACTGCGCACCTTTGAACTTCAGAGTCACAGACTGAATTGCGCCAACAGCCTGTGCAGTGTCGTTCAGCAAAACGGGTTCAGACTCTCCGTAACGGTTCTTTGCTGTAACAGCATAGAAGTAGTTACCAGCGTGAACAGAGCCGAATACTCCCTTAGCATCAGTAGCCACAGCAACCGGAGTTACATCCTTGATAGGAGCATTAGGAGCTTTGTCGGAAGTCTTACCACCGCCCAACTTAATCGGTTTCGCAAAGTCGAAGAACTTGTCTGCCTTGATGTTCACTTTACCGAATTGAGTAGTGATATCGTTTACCGACTGACCCATAGTAGCACCAACGACGCCACCAGCCATACCGACCACAACACGTTTTGACTCGTGGAAGAGTTTCACGTAGTTGTTGAACACGATAGGAGAAGAAACGATACGGTCGATGATACCATTTCGGTCGTTTACAACTGCCTGAGCAGCGTCCTCAACCAAAGCGTCGTTCAGTACAGAACCGTTTGCGTTCAGCACAGAAACGTCACCGAAGTAAGCGTCCAACACCTGTTCAGATGTTTTACCCAAAAGACCACCTGTGATATCATTGATGCCAGCGATGTGC